TGCTTCCGGGTTCGGAATGTGCTGCATCTTCTCGCTGGGGCTCCACGGGTCCCGCTCGAACGTGGTACGTACCACGTCGGAGCCGTCGCACCAGTAGCGTCGCGGCGGCTCGAACTTGACGTCGACCTGCCACTCGTGCTGGTCGTGTGCGTGCTCCGTGAAGCAGTGAAGCGGGTTGCGGTCAGTCATTGGTTCCATCCTTCTTCTTGGTCTGTTCGTCCAGCACCTTCTGCAGTGCTTCGCGTTCCTTCGGGTTGAGGCCTCCGTACATACCGAAGCGGTACGTCTTCTGCCCTTCTTCTTTTGGCTTCTCCTTAGCCATGACAAACGCCAGGCACTTGAGCCTGACGGAGCAATGCTTCTCGCAGAACTCCTTGGCGTCAGCCATCTCGCGCTTAGTCTCGGGGAAGAACTGTTCAAGGTCCTTCCCCACGCAGGCGCTCTTGTCCATCCACTCATGCTTGAGTGGAGGTTCGAAGCCGTCGGCTCTGTCTACATAGAGACGAGTGACCACGGCTCTCCTTCCACATTGTCGAGGATGAACTGATACAGGATCTCGTTGAGGACCGGGATGCTGATCCCGACCTTGAGCGCCACCCGAGAGGCGCTCACGAGGTCTGCGTGGTTGGTGCTCTCGTTGAAGCGAGCGACACCGAACAGCTTGAGCATGTCGCGCGTCACCACGTTCTTGATGCCCGTGTTGTCGACGACCATGCTACCAGGCATGAGCTTGTGTGTCTTGTCCACCATGTACAGCATGTCTTGGTCCTGCCGCACGTTGTTACCGCGCTGGCGATAGCCCTCGACTCCACTGAACGTGGGTGCGTTGCTCTCCTCTTGCTTGAGGAAGAGCGGCAGACCGATGGTGTAGGCAGGGTCCAGCTCCGTGATGGCCCTGGTCTTCTCGTTGCGACGCGGAACGTCAGCCCACACCTGGTGTCCTACGCTCCACGTCTTCTCCCTGGAGTCGAAGCGGAGCGCCACGAGTCCAGTGTCCTTGATACCGGGGTCCACCCCGATGAGTGTCATCTTGGTCATGATTCTCCTTGGTCCAGTGGCGGGGAGGGAGTCACCACTCCCCGCCACTGTAGCCTATTTGATGTAGCGGTACGCCGACTTGACGTCCACTGCGAGGGGAAAGTCCTTGAGCACGGTGTAGCTCATGTTCTTCCGAACGAGGTCCATGACCTCTTCCTTGGTCTTGTTGCTCGTGGGCTGCCAGTCCACGTTGAGCTCATCATGGAACTGTCCCATGATAGGAGCGTCACGGACGGTCTGCATGTCACGCCGCAGACCTCCGAGGCTGTCGAAGAACATCTCTCGACACAGCGACTGGGTGAAGATGCCCGCGAGCTTCCCACCATAGATGCTGTAGTACGTCTCCTTCTTCGTCTTCGGGTGAATGTAGGTTGCAACCCACAGGTCTCCGTTGAGCCGCTCCGCAGGCTTGTAGTAGCAGAGCTTGTCTCCACGGAAATAGCATCCGTGTACGAAGCGCGTGACGTATGGAGTACCGTCAGGCAGCAGGAGTTGGAGGCACAGCGACACCGAGCCGGGGTGCTGTGCTGCCATGCTCTCGACCTGGAAGGGCGTCGAGCGAGCGATCATGCCGTGCCCGATCTGGACCTGCAAGGGCGTGTTGCCTCGCACAGAGTCCTTGAGCAGGTCATCGAGCGTACGCCAGAACGCCACGATGTTCGGGTTCGCCGCACGCCAGTTCGACACGTCCTCCAGCGCCGTCTCGATCGTGACGCTGAATCCCAGACGGAACATGAAGTCCTGCACCGCTGCTGCCGATGCCTGGTACCCACAGCTCAGCTCCGAGTACTTACCTCGGGGTCGCTGAGCAGGGGTGACGTCGTCATAATCGACGTTGAAGTACTTCGAAGCGAGTACCTTATACACGTCCTTACCCTCACGATAGGCGTCGAGCTTCCACTCTTCGCCTGCCAGGTAAGCGAGACCTCGTGACTCAACTGCAGAGAAGTCTCCGACGATGATCTCTCCCTGAGGATGACGAGCAGTGAACACCTGCCGAAGCTGGCCTGCCATGTCACCGTTGGACCACGGCTCCTGGAAGTCGTAGACCGTCGAGATGTCCTTGACATACTCGTTACCCTCCTCGTCCTTCATCATCTTGAGCTTGCCGAGGTTCTGCATCTGCACGCCCCGACCTGTGGTACGGAACGTCTGACCAGCACCGACGTGCATGTACTGGTCACGGAGGATGTCATCATCCGACACGAGGTCGAGGATCTTCGGCAGCTTGCTGAGCGTGCTGCCTCCGATTTCCTGCTTGGTTTCCAGCAGAGACTGGACCTCACGCAGACGACCGACCTGACGGAGAGTCTCAGGCGTGAGAGTCATCAGAGCCTCATCGTCCCAGACCCAGCTGTCACCATCCATTCGCATGGGCAGGACGTTGATGTCGTCCTTCTGGTTCTTGCTGATGACCTCGGCGATCTGCTTGCGCACCTTCTCCAGTGCGATGGGCAGATGGTACTTGTCCAGGCTCCCGACCTTGAAGCCACGCTCCTCACAGTAGCGCTTGAGCTGAGCAGGCGAGTTGAAGTTGATCTCGTCTCCTGTCTCAGTGAGGAACACACGCTTGGCGATGATGTTGTTCGCCCACGCCCGCTGCTTCATCTTGAGAATGAGCGGACGATCGATGTGCCAGCCCGCCTGGTTCTGCTCCCACGTCGACTGCTCGTCGTAGGCCTCGTTGATGAGGAGAAGCGGATCGAACAGGTCGAGGATGCGCTTGGCGGTGAGACGAATCTCACGACTGCCCTTCGCATCCATCTCGCAGTACTTGATGAACAGCTTCCACAGGTCCATGTGCCCGTGCTTCTCGATGAGCTCAGGTGTGGGGCCGTCCGGGTACTTCTCGTTCGGCACACAGAACAGCATGACGAGGTCGTTGCCTTCCTCCAGCTTGTGGCTGTTGGTCAGCTGTCGTGACGCCACGATGAGCTTGGACTCCGCGCCGAGACAGCGTGCGTCCACTGCACTGTCCTCGAACCGGAACGGGTCGAAGTCCGGCAGGAGCCAGTGTGTCACGGCACGCTCGAACGGGGCGTTGTGCGCCATGATCGGAGCCTTGTCGTGGTCTGTCAGCCAGCCCATGAAGTGCGGCGTCACGTCTAGGATTGAGCGCGCCTCTGCAACACCGTGTTCCCAGATGGTCTTGAACACCCAGTCGTATGTGTGCTCTCCCTCATCGGTCGCCACACTGGCCAGGAGAATCTTGAACTCCGGGTCAGCGACGTAGTTCGCCAGGCCCCGCACCGGCAGGTTGGTGCGGGACCAGGTCTCGTAGTCGAGACCGCTCGTCTCAGATGTCATCGATCGTTGTCTCCTTGTTCTTCTTCACGATGAGGATCTCGTACTCATCCGGATCGTACTCCTTGTTGAGAGGCAGGCCTTCCCAGTACTTGCCACCGAACGTGTGCATGATCCAGTCGTTGCGACGAAACCACTCGCGGTTATACGCGTCAATCTCTGCGTGCTCTTCGAGTGTGGCGTAGCGGTGTTCTCCGAGTTCCTCGTCGTAGAACCAGGTACTCTTCGGATTGCCGATGACGCCACGGAGTTTCCAGAAGACGTCATTGAGGATGAGACCTTCACCCTCCCGCATGAGATGGATCGCCGCGCGCTCCAGCCCTGCTCGCGTGAGCAGTTCGAAGTGAGGGCCCTTGGTCCACAGGGTGTAGAGCACCCACGCCTTGGCGTACTCGTAGCGGGTGTGCTTGACAGGCTTGCTGTCCTTGTCCCACACCCACTGCTGGGTCTTCCGATCCCAGTGACCCTTGCGCTCCTTGATGAAGTCACGCACACGACTGAGCCTGCCACGTGCCCCGTTGCGGGTCTCCGTGTAGACCTCGTGTACGATTTCCTCGTAGTCAGGGTCTGTGGCGAAGGGGAGTTCCTTCTGCCACGGTACCGTGACCTTCCGTCTGGTCATACGTACTCCAGCATCTTGTTGACGAGGGACTTCTTGTCCTCGATGGCGATGTAGTCGGTGGCGGTGGAGAGCAGCCAGAACAGCGCCGACTCCTGGACGTCGTTGACGGAGAGACCGGTGAACGGCTCCAGCCAGTGACGCTCGCTGACCTGCATACGCACCACAGGGGGTGCTTCCATCTGGTCAGGTGCGAGAACGACTCGCGTGAACTCTTCGTAGGTCATGGAGGCTGTGGCGTCGCTGAGCGCACTGCCACAGAACTCTGCCTCGAAGTCGTAGTAGCCGACGTAACCGTCGACCTCCCACATGGCTGCGACCGGCTTGTCAGCCAGTTCCCAGATGTAGACGGTGCCGGACTCCTGCACCTGGGTACCGTAACGGTACCTCGGGTCTTCACTCATCTTAGTCTCCTTCCAAGACATCGATGTCGGATTGCTGCTCGTCTCGCTCACCATAGAGCATGGTGAGCATGGCAGGACAGGCCTTGCTGCCCTTGTCACTGCGTGAGTGGGGGTTGGCCGGACAGAACGTGCAGTGCCCTCCGGGTGTGAGCTTCTTGTCTCCACCCAGGATGGCGCGCTCGCTCTCTTTCATCTCGTTGCTCCACTCGTGGAGCTTAGCGAACGAGATGGTCCAGTCGTTTGTGTTGTTGCGCTGCATGATGTGCAGCTTGACCTCGGGGTAGTTGACACCGCCGAACGTCCACGCGTAGTACATGAGTTGCGTGTTGTTCGTTGCGTCGATCTCGATCTCACCCATCTTAAGGTCCAGCACGTGCATGACGTACTTGTCCTTGATGACGAGGTCGACCGTGGTCTTGGGCTTGGTGCTCAACCATTCGGCTGTTGCCTTGACCTCCACGAGAATCTCGAGAGAGTCCTCGTCCATCGTGTCGATGAGGTCTGCCACGTACTCGATGGCCTCAGCCATAGCAACCACGTAGCGAGGTTCGACGGCCTTGTCACGGGTACCCGTGACGCTGCCCGACGCATCCTTGACAGGGACCTGGTAGACCAGAGCGACGGCGATCTCGTATGCGATGGGCGGTGCCACCTTGTAGAGCATGAACCACCACACGATGTACGCCTTCTTGTCAGACAGGAGCTTGATCCTGTCCCGGCGCTCGCTGATCTCTCTCAGAAACTTGGCTTTCTCCCTGAGACCTTCGCCCGGAGAAACGGCATCCGCGAAAATTTCGTGGAGTTGCGTACCGACCCCCTTCCAGCCGTCGTCGTTGCGTTCCGGGTACTGGAAGCCTGGGATGGCCTCCTCCAGGTTCGCAGAGCCGTGGCACTTGTGGTACCTGTTTGCGTATGATGCGCTGAACCGGAACTCGTGACTCATCGGGATCACGTCGTTCTCGTCCAGGACATCGAGTACTTCTGTTGTCATCGGCATCCTCAGCTTTCCCGTGTCTGTGCTCATGAGTCTTGTTGGCTCTGCTCCGTATGCTCGGAGCAGGGCCGTGTGCTTCTTGCACGTCGTGTAGATGGTCTCGACCCAGTTGTTGCAGTCCTTGAGCTCACACCTGTAGAGCGACGTGCAGGCGTAGCATGTGGTGTAGCCCTCCCAAGCGTAGCGCTTGACAAGGTGCCCACAGCTACTGCACAGGCTGCGGGTCGCTGGGAGCGTCGACATGCTTGTCCAGGTTCCGATGCGCACCCTTGCAGACGCACATGCAGATACCGCCCTTGTGGCCCTTCGGGAACTGACACCCGTGCCTGCGCCCGTTGATCTTGTCACCGTTCTTAGCGGTGTCGTGCGTCGACCACATGGTCGGACACAGGTTGGCGATTGCTTCTTGACGATCCATTTGCCCTCGATCTTGTTGTGAAGTGTGCGTAGAAAAGGCGGGGTACCTGCTAACAGGTACCCCGCCTCAAGGAAGCGGTCCTGTAGTTACAGGATTACTCTTCCCAGTCGTCCCCGTCTTCGAGGACTGCGGCGTCGCCCGCTCCGCCCGTGACCGGCAAGCCGAGATGCGGGAGCAGGTAGAGCGCGTTGCCGTACGCCGTGACAGCGCCGTTGCCCGCCGCGTTCTCGAACGCGTTCATGCGGAGCGACGTGCGGAAGTGCCAGTTGGCACCCCACCACAGGGCGTCCGGGTCCTTGCGCTCGTCCGGCAGCTCGATCTGGCTGAGCGGGACGGTGACCTGCACGCCGTCCTGCTTGATGATCGCCTTCTTCGGGAAGTCCTTCTCGAACGGCCCGGAGAACTTGATCTTGTACTCGTAGCCGTCGGGCGCGTTCTCACGGTCCTTGGGCGTGAGGTAGCGGAGCGGGAGGTTGGGCTTCTCCTTGCGCCCTTCCGCCACGGTCCACTTCTCGTCCGAGACCTGCTTGATGAGCTCGTCGACGAGGTCGGCGTCGAGCGCCTTGCTCCGACCGAACTCGTCCTTGAGACGACGTGCGAAGGGCAGGTACGTCTCAGCGAGGTACGTCACCGCCTTGCGGTAGTTGTCCTCGGTGAGCAGGAGGTTCGCACCGATCTTGTCCGGGTACTCCGGCGGGTTGATCTTGCGACGCGTGCGCCACTCGGTGAGGGCCTCCAGGTCCGCCTCACTCGTGATCGGGAAGGACAGGAGTCCCTCGATGACGAGGTTCTTGGGCCAAGGGATCTCGATCTTGGACGGTGCTGCTTTGGTTGAGGTTGCCATGCTGGCTCTTTCTCTTGTGATGGTTGTTGTCTGCTTGACTAGGCTGCTTGACTGAGTTGGTCGATGAGGTCGTTGATCCGCTGGGGCTGGAAGCCAGCCCAACCGCCTGACTCGCCTCCGTCGATGAGAACGACGGGAGCAGACAGGTGCCCGAGTTCCTTGAGGGTGTTGGTCGTTGTCTCGTCCATGACGATCCGCTCATACGGAACGCCCTTCGTGGTCAGGACCTTTTCGGTCATGATGCACTGACGACACTCGATCTCACCCCTCTTCGTGGGCTCGGGCTTGACGTAGACTGTGACCTTCAATGGGCCTCCTTAGCGTGTCAGCAAGAAGCGGAAGTGCTCCTTGCTTCTGGTCCTCTTGGCTCCACACTTGCACTGCCAGGTGTAGTACTTGTCTGACAGATGTGGACGCTTCCGAAGTCTCATGCGGTGCTTGTGCACCTTCATCTCTTTGGCCTCGACTTGCTCGTTGCCAACGGTGTAGTGCATGGTGCAGTCCTTACACATTGACAGCTTCGAGCGCGAGGTTGGCAGCGTCGAACAGTACCCTGTCCGGCGTCAGCATCTGCCGCTTGAAGCGCGTGATCTTGGACGTGGCTGCACGCACGTGACCCTGGTACGAGGACGCTGCCTCGAAGAGTCCGAGTGCCGTGCCACGCACGCCGTCACTGAACCCGTTGAACATCTCGATCGTGAGTTCGGCTCGCGCCATCTTCACGTTCTCCTGCACACGGTCGCTGATGACAGCCGTGTTGGGCATCGGGATGAACTGGTCCACGAACCAGACTGTCTGGTCCATGTTGACCTTGAGGTTGGCCATCGCCTCCTTCATGTCCTTCCAGAGGTCGATGCCACGCCGCCACTCACCGAGGAACTCGGTGATCTCCTCGATGCGCTCGCGCATGTTGGTCGTGTGCGCCAGAGACAGCGACATGTTCTGCATGTCGGCCATGAAGTCCGCGTAGGAGCTGGTGTTCCAGCACTGGATGCGGACGTTCGTGTTCTGGAAGCGGCACGCCTTGCCAGGCACATACGAGTTCTGCAGTGCCTGATACGAGAACGACGTACCCTGCGGGTCGCCCTTGATCGTGATCTCCTCGTCGAGCTTGAGCAGGATCCAGATGTCTCGCCCGTCTCGGAGCGAGCCTGCCGTCTCGATGAGCACGCCCTTGTTGCGGCGCTGAATCTCTTCGACGATGTCCCAGAGTTCGGACGGCTGAATCTCCGGGCGGTCACGCGGAACAGGTGCGAGCACCATGTCCGTGTCGGACCGCACGTTGATCTGCTCGTCTTCGATGAGCTGGAACTGGTGCGTCAGCTCGCCGGTCGGTGTGATGACCGGCACGCGACGGTAGATGTCCTCGCGCAGAACGCTGAACGGGTGTACGAGCTTCTCCGCCTCTTCCCGAGTCGGGTACTCGCTAAGAAGGTCCTCTAGTCCGTGCCACATGGGCTCGCGTACTGAGAGGACCTTGTCGGTCTTTCTGATTTCGTGCGCCATACTGGTTCCTTCCATCGACGCGATCCAACCATTATACCACGTCTCGGCGAGGCGTGGGTTTCCCTTGTGACGGGAGTTATTGAAGTGATTTCGAGAGGTGCCCGCCTCTGGACCCGGCCTGCCACCCGAATGGGGGAGGCTACGGTCGCCCCAACGGGGCGCAGAGGCGGGCACACGGCCACGGTGCGGGGGTCACCCGCGCCGGGCCACCCTCAGTGGTGGGTCTCCAGGCAGTCGGCGTTGTCGGTCTCCAGAGCGAGGACCTTGAAGCGCTCGATCTCTGCCTTGACGCGGTCGATCTCCTCTTCGGTGTGATCGTCAGCGTGGTGGGCGAGGTAGTCCTCGCCTGCCTCAGCCTGCTTCCGGAAGATCTCCGCCTGCGTCCGATGCCAGGCCAGATGCTCCCGATGGTTCTTCGCCTTGAGGCTGTTGTTCATCATGCGCGTCGCCTGCCGGGAGCGCTTGATAATGAGATGCACTGCTAACCTCCATGATGGTCATGATCTCGCTACCAGGGTCGAGATGTGCGATGAGTGCGAACTTGAGAGCTTCAAGAGCGCATGGTCCCAGCTGCCGACCCTGTTTCAGGTCTGCAGCCAGGTCCTTGATGACGACTTCGATGTACTCCATGTTGACGTTGTGCAGCTCGATCAAGTCCCCGCAAGCAGGGCAGTCGAACTGCACGATGCGAGCTGCGGGCATTAGTCCTCCGGACGGTTGAGCGCCTCGTCGAGAGCGAGCTCGCAGAAGATGACGCCGAGCGGGACGGTGTTGTGATACACCTTGAAGTACATGCTCGACACGTTGCCGATGGGTGTGGCGAAGACTCGACGCAGTCGCTTCTCGCCCTTGAGCAGGATCATGTACGGAGTCTGACGCTCCGTGTACGGTCCCTTGAACTGTGCTGCCTTGGTGGTGTTGTTCTCGACACGCTCGACGCGCTCGATCGCATCGTGCTTGAGCTTCCAGGTGTCGGTGACGATGCAACGTTCCCGCATCGGTGTGATGTCGTGCTGGCTCATGCTAGCTCCTTGAAGAATCTCGTAAGCTTCTGACGAAGCAATACGTCGGGGAACTCCGAGATGCTAGTAGCCTTCATCATACCCGAGGGCATGATGATCAGGCGCACGTTACCTCCCTCAAGAGGGACGAGAGTAACGAGCAGGACGGGGCGTCCTGGTCCTAGCTTAACCTCGAAGGGTCGTGTACTGCCGATGTACATGCGAATGAACGGCAGATTGTACTCAACAAGGACATCGAAGAGATCCTTGTTGTAGGCGATGATACGCCTGAGCGTGTCGAGCTTAGTACCCAATGTTCACCTTCTCAGGTGTGTGGACAGGGCACTCCGGATTCCACTCACCTTCGATGTAGCTAGGAATGTGAGGTTCTCCAGGTATCCGTGCCTCATAGAGAAAGCACGTACAACCTGGACAGAAGTGCGTCATGTAGTGCGTGTTCTCAGCACCACAGAAAGGGCATGTCATGATGTGGCACAGCCCCTGCCTCTCTCGGGTGAGAGGCAGGGGCTGCTATCCCTGGTAGCGGGACTGTTGCCGACGACTCAGAGCTCGACGCCCTGGGCCTTCAGCAGCTCGGCGAGCGCCTGCAGGTCCTCGGGCGAGGCGGAGGCGATGATGTCCTCGGCCTTCTCCTTGACCGTCTTGACGACGCGCGGCTTCTTCTCGCGCAGCTTCTCCTCGAAGGCCTCGGCGTCGAACACGAAGTTCGCGTAGCCGTTCTTCGCGTCCTCGTTGGTGAGGGCCTTGATGGCGAGGTTGAGCTGGGTCTCGTCGCTCTTCTTGCGGAAGACCTCGACGGGGTTGTCGACGCGGTCGGCGACCTCGGCGAGCGCCGGGACCTGGTTGCCGAAGAGCTCCTCGACCCGGTCGGGTGCGAGGTCCGAGATGATGTTGAAGTACTCGACGAAGCGCTTGACGCTCTGTCGGGGCCGGTCGCCGATGGCGGCACGCGTGGCGGCGGCGGCCTCGCTGATCTCGGTCGAGGTCTCTTCGGGAGTGGTGGCCTTAGCCATGATGTTCTTCCTTCCGGATGGTTTCAGCGGGTGCACCCGCTACTGAGTGTTCGTACTCAGTGTGCGAGGGCCGGTCCCGAGACGCCAGAGTCGGGACCAGCCCCCACGCACCGAGGGCGGTGGTTGGGCGTACTACTATTATGCCCTGTTCCGCCGCCCCACGCGCGCCTAGTTCGTGTCGATCACGAATAAGCCGGGCGTGTTCGTCGGTTTGATCTTGCCGATCAGCGTCAGGTGCTTGCCGATTACTGCTCGTGCGTGGATGAGTTCACTTGGCGTGACCATTACCACAACGCGCAGATCGATCGTGCCCGCTTCCAGCTCAGCGAGCAAGGTCAGTAGCTCCACGAAGAAGCCTGGCTTCTCGCTCGTGGTGCACTCCCTATACGCTATGAGAACTGGGTTCGGGACAGCGCCTAGCATGGTGCTGTTCATTGTGAGATCACCATGATCGGGAAGCCGAGCGGGTTCTGCAGCATGACTGCTGTCCAGTAACCGCCGAGCTCCTTGATGTTGGTCTCTCGAAGCTCTTCAGGCGTGTTGCGAAGAGCATCGTTGATGAGGACGGTGAAGTCTGTCCACTTGTCGGGCTTGGTCATGACCACGTAGTCCGTGTACTTCCACTTGCCTGACGGCGTGAAGAAGTCGATCTGCCACGTGTTCGACGTTGCACCCATGCCGTCGATCAGGGTCTCTCGACCCTTCATGATCTCGATGGCCGCCTTCTGCACAGCGAGAGGCGCGCTCATTTCAGCACTGCCCCTGCTACCATGAGCATGCCTGCCATGACGCAAGCGCCGCCAGCGAACATGCCGATGATGAGGTGCTTGAACTCTGCTCGGGTCATGGCTAGCCCTGCAACTCGCCGATGGTGGTGTACGCCTCCTTGAGCTCGCGCTCTCGGGCTTCGAGCTGCGCCTGCAGGTCGTTGACTCGCAGCTGTGACTCCGTCAACTGCTCGACGACCGAGTTCACCTGCTCCTTGATCGCGTACGGGTCGATCTGCTCGACGCCCTCGATCTGAAGCATCTCCAGACCCTGATTGAAGAGCAGGGCCACGATGGCGTACGAGTAGCTCGCGTCCTGCGCCCGCTGAACGCTGCCGAGCCACGTCTTCGCCTCGATCGAGGCTTCGATGCCGAGCTTGTCGATGAGACTGGCGACGTTACCCTCCCACCCGCTCTTGTACTTGAGGCCGAGCGAGTCGATGACGGCCACGCCGAACAGGCATGCCCCGTCCTGACCGTTGGCGGAGTACTGGCACACCTCGGTGTGGGTGTAGTCGAGTCCACGCCACAGGATCGCGGCGCGAGCGGCCTCGATGAACTGCTTGAGCGTGATGGTGATCTGAACGGGCTGAATGGTGTTGTTGAGGTTCATGTTCTTCTTTCTCTGTGTGGTGTACTACTCGTTGGGACAGCCGGGAATGTGCGGATCGCAGAAGCACTCGGAGCACGTGGCTCGCATGCGATCGTGGATGATGCGGTACGTGACGTTGGTCTGTTCAGCCCGACGCCAGCGCTCGACCTCGTGAATCTCGGTGAGCGTCAGGCCTGACTCGATCATGCGGTTGAGGACGACACGACGCTGTGAGACAGCGAGCTGTGTCCGACCGATGGCGACGGCGATGTCGACATCAGATGTCGGCTTGCCATTGATCGTGCGAGACAGGACGATCTCGTCTTGATGAGAGGTCCAGAGCTGACGGTGGTTGTCAGCGGTCTTGAGCGTGTACTGCCGTGTGGCCTCACGCTTCTTGTCGTCACTGCTCATTGAAGTACGCCTCCACGATCTTCTCCAGCTTGGCGAGGTCGGTCTCGAAGCGGTTGAGCAGGTCGTTGAGACGCTCCTCACTTGCTTCGGCGTGTGCACGTGGTGCTTGCACGCGTACCATCTCACGCTGTACCTGGTTCGGGTCCCAGCCGATCGAGTCGCGATGCGCCTTGCGAGCGGTCTGTACCCAATCCCACTTGAGGTCGTAGGCCTCGTACTTGTCCACGATCTCGTTGATCGTGAGCGTCGGGTTCTCGAAGTCATGACGAAGCTCGGTCATGTTGAGACCGGACGTGGTGATCTCATCGAGAAGAGGCTTGCGCCCCTTACGGAGCGGTTCGAGCCCGTGGAGTCGACGCCACTTGGCACGATTGCGAACGACCCAGTCATAAGCGAGATTGAACTGTTCAGATACCTGCCAGTTCGTGAGGCTGTCGTTGGCAAACGCAGCCGTCAGCTCGGGTGAGAGCTGGTTCATGCTGTACTCCTTTTGTAGTTGTGGACGTGTGCCGCACCAACGGGGAAGAGGGTGCGGCACACGCTCCCTAGCCGATTGACAGGGAGTTGTTGATCAGGTTCAGCGAGATGTACTCACCGCTGGCCTTCCTGACCTTGAGGAACAGGTCGTACTGCGAGTTGTAGAGCTGGCAGTACGCGAGAGCCGAGTAGAGGTCGTCGCCGAACCTCTTGGTCTCGATGAAGTCGCCCGAGACGGAGTCGTGGAGGGTGACGGTGACGAGCTCAATGTCCAAGCGACTCTTGAGAGAGTCGAGCTCGGTCTGGAGGCGTTCGAGCTTACGCTCGTAGCGCGACCCCATGAGCATGAGGATGATCAAGCCGGATGCGCTCGCTCCAAGGAGCATGGCACCGAGAGCTATGGTCATCAACTGCTCTGTCGTGATGATGAGAGATCCCATCTCTTCTTCTCCTTTGATTTAGTTATGAATAAACTAATTGTCTATTCTTCTACCAGAAAACATTCTATTGTAGATGGCGATAGCAATCGCCTGAGCATAGCTATGCTCTCTACACATTGTGATAACGAATTTCTAGTGCTGAGCACGAAGTGCTAGCTGTATATTGCAATTCTCGGCGGAGCCCTCTGTCCTAGCGTCCATTATAGCTCTCCTCGTCCAGCGCCGCCTACGCCTGCGACCGGAGGTGTAGCAGGCGAGAGACTAAGTGCTTCTATTCCCGTATCGCGGGGTATTTGGCGCTATTAGAAGCTGTATTAGAAGCGACCCCCCATGCGAGACATGGTGAGTTGGGCTCTAAATATCTTCGTAGACTACCGTAGACTCAAAAGTATCATTCTTCAGTTGCGTGAGATGATTACACGAGTGAGATCATAGATAGATCTCACTACCTACAAGAATTTGGAAAAGAAAAATGTAGTATACGATTGTGTAATCATTCACTATTCTACCATGACTGGGTAGTTTTGGGTCTACGGGTCTACGGAGGTAATTCGCTCATGTCTCGTATGGGAACCCGCTTCTAATCTACCCCTGATACGGTGATTAGAAGCAGTTGCTACGGTGAATAGAAGCTCGATGGCAGCCCCCTATAGCTGACGTTTAGCTACTCAGCCTGCCACATGGCTTGTTACGTATTGTGAAGGGCAGACTAGTAGTTACTAGTCTGTTCTCTTTATGTTATCGTCATTTCCTCGTTTGGTTGTGGGTCTCGTCACTGTCCAGTGACGCAGGCGCAATAAGCTAGAACTGAGACATGGACGTGCATTATTGTTCGTCTATTGTCGTTAGATAAAAAGAAACAGAGCTAGGCTCTGTCCCTTTTAGCCGATGCCGTGTTACGGCTTGGCTGTTGCAGTCTGCTGCGTGAACGCGTGCAGAGCTGCTGTGACGGCCTGTGCCACGATCGTGGCGATGTCCGTCTGTTGTGCGGCTGGCTGTGCCTTGCCGACGTTGTTGATGTCCATGATGGCGAGAGCCTTGCTGCGTGCAGCGTCGTCTTCGCGTACCTGGATGCGTCCGGTGTTGTCGACGTAGAGCAGTGCTCTGGTCGCGAGATCGCTGCCCTGGATGGCGAGCTGGGTCTCGTTGTATGCCTTGGTGGATTCGCTGTCCACCATCTTGTTGACCAACCTGTTCGTGGGATCGAACATGTTGCTGACAAGCTGCTCCTGGAAGCTCATTGTGACTCCTAGTGTCTAGTGTAGTACCTTAGTTAGTACCGATTAACCTATTTGATTTGTGTAGCCTTGGGCTACTTGTTTGTGACGTTAAAGTCACTTATTTACTACTATATACATAGTAGGGGGGTATAGTGTGTTGTTATTGTTTAATTGTATAATATCGATCTGCTCCGAAAGAAATTCCAAATTCTTGTAGCCAGGTTGCTACAGACCCATGTAACACATGGAAACGAGGATAGTCTCCTCTCGACCTCCCGATTTAGCCAAAACCGGTACAGGCTACTGGGCTAGTCTCCAGGTCTGGAGGCTTGTCTCCCGGCAGCTCCCGAAAGCGGCCAGAACGCGGTGCGCGCAGCCCGGTTAGCCACATGCTCCAGAAGATCGTGATCCACGGCGAAACGCGGCGGCCAGCGGATGGGGTGCCGGGCGGGGTAGAATTAGAGCGTTGCCCCTCATGCTCTCGGAAAGTTGGTCCTCGTGGCTCGCGACTGGTCCTCGTTCGGCGGTACGAGCAACGACGACGCCCAGGATGTTGCGCCCGCGAAGGGAACCGACTGGTCGCGCTTCGGCGGTACGGGAGTCAGCAACAAGCCGTGGGAGCAGGGTGTCGGCTGGCAGGCCGGTGGCCAGATGGGCTCCACGGCCAACGCCTTCGACAACGAGTTCTACGACAAGTGGAACCAGGACATCGAGAAGGCTCAGAAGGAGAACCAGCTTCTCGACCTGTACGACAAGAACCGCAAGTTCACTGGCATCGTCACCCGCGACGACGCAAAGCACGGTGTCAAGTTCGGTGACGTCTATCGAGACGGCGAGAAGCAGTTCAACATGCTCGACGACGCGGACATCCCGCGCGCTGAAGCGTACCAGATGCTCGCCCGTGTCACGCTCAGCGACGATGAGCTGGCTCACGCGCAGAACCAGGACCGTCTCGAAGAGATGGTCGAGGACAAGCGACGCGTCAGTGAGAACGACGCGCGTAAGGGCCGCTCAGCCAAGGCGTTCGACGACAAGGTGCAGTCCCGGCAGGAGGAGTTCGTCGCCGGTCAGGGTGACGAGGCGCTCATTGTCGGTGCCAGCGCGGGAGGCGCCGCAGCTGCTCTTGGTATCGCCGCCACCGCTGCAGCAGCAACTGGTGTAGGCCTCCCGGTTGCTGCACTGCTCGGTATCGGCGCACTTGGTGTCGGCATCGGTGCTACCGGTGGGCTCATGAACAAGGACCTGCTCAGCGAGAACGCCGCTCGACAGCAGATTCTCATCGAGGAAGCGAACCGGCGCAAGGACGGTGCCGGAGTCGCTCAGTTCCTTCGGAGCTTCGGTGAGGTCTACGGCCAGTCGATCCAGCCTGCTACCAACATCGTCATGGGTGGTCAGGACCTCATCGCGGGTGGAGGGAAGTGGAACAATGAGTCGGACTGGTACGCCACGGACCCCGAAACCGGAGAGTCTCTTCGGCACGGCTTCTGGGACGCTGCTCGGTTCGGGGCAGGCGCTGTCGACGCTTTTGGAAGCTCAGCCGGAGCAGGTCGAATCGCGTACGTGGGAAGCATCGGAGCTTCCCTACTGGGCCAGGGCACACAGCTCGGGTACCAGGGCGAGATCTTCAACGACCGGTCCGGGGAGTTTCAGAGTATCTACACCAACGAGCAGGGCGAAGCGGACCCGTTCCGCGCCGCCAGCGCGTGGGGAGCGTTCGGCATCGACGCCGTCCAGTCCCTCGGAGTGCAGGGGATGCTCTCATCTTCGATTCGGCGAGGTCAGGGAACCACTGGTCTGGCCAACGAGAGAGTCACAGCTGGTGGTCGGTCGTTCACGCTTGACGCCGATGGAAGAGCTACAGGTCGAGCTGGCTTCGATGTATCCTTCCTGGCTCCTTCTGAGGCCTTCCGAGGTGTCACAGCTGCAAGCCTTCTCCGACTCAAGAACCGCGGCAATGTCGTAACCGCAGACGAGCTCTACCGTGCCGTCCGGAACATCGAGAACAAGGCTGGTGCTGGCTGGGGCGCGACTCTGACGACCGGCCTCGCGGAAGGCTACGAGGAAGGCGTGCAGGCCCTGCTCAACCAGTGGGCGACCGGTGAAGAGTTCGACCTCGACGAGATCGTTTCCGGCGCGACGCAGGGTCTGAGCGCAGGTCTCGGTATGGGTGCTGCAGGCGCGCTCATGGCGAGGGGTGGAGACAAGAGGCTCCGCGACCAGGCCAATGCTGCCCGCGTCGTCACTGCTCGCCCGGACGAGATGGATGCTCTCAAGCCCATCTCGGACGAAGAGTGGAGCAACATGACGGACACGCAGAAGCGCGTGGCCGCCAACCTCAACACGGTCGAGACCGCGGCCATGCAGACCGCGCTCGGCAACGTGAGTCTCCAACAGGCGAAGACGATCCTGCTCAAGGACCCTGCTGCTCAGCAGCGCCTGGACATCGCGCGCATAGCGCTCAGCGAAGCAGAGATGCGGAACGCTGCTCCCAACACCAAGTCCTACATGCGCATCACAGCGTTCGAGGACACGAAGATTCCTGGCGACAAGGTCCAGGCCTCGTTCGCTCGTGTCGGTGAGCTCATCGAGGACCAGCGCGTGGCCCTGGAGCTCATGGCTCGTGGCGGCGCGGCTGACCAGCAGATCGACCCCGAGACCGTGCAGATGGCCGGAGAGGCCGTCGCCGAGCTCGACCAGCTGGTGCCCTGGATGCAGAACCAGATGGTCGCGTTCTCTCGAAGCAACCGTCGCGAGCGCGCATTCATCATGGACCAGATCAATGCGGTGCTGGACCACTGGGGCTCGGGCACGCCGGTCGACACGAACCTCAGCCTCCCGGAAAACCTCGTCACGACGGACCCCGCGCTGGCTCTGAGCCGTGCTTACGCGGTCAGCATCAACTTCGCTCGTGACCCGATCGACCAGAACATCTCGTTCCAGCTGCTCGTCCCCACAGTCTCGCAGACGATGACTGAGATGAACGCGAACCAGACGATTCAGGTCTCGTACTCCATCCTCGACGCGATCGGCGGAGACTTCGACGGTGACCGTATCCGGTCCGTCCAGCGTCTCGCCACGAGCCCTGCCGAGTTCCGCCGTGCTCGTTCGGGTCAGCGCTCTCTCATGAGCGACCGGACCAGTGCCATCGCTGAGCGCCACTTCGAAGAGGCCTGGCTCGACAACTACCGCCAGGCAGCACAGTCGCAGCAGATGCAGGACCTTCTCCTGCGCACACGCGCGAACGTGCGCTTCGCCATTCGTGATCAGGTCGACGCCGACCCCATCCTGCAGCAATACATCTCTCAGGCCTTCGCCCAGATCGAAACGGGGTCGAAGACAGCGATCAAGGACTTCGTGACTGCCGTCATGAAGGACACTCGCATTGCACCGAGGCTGCTTGCTAAGGGAGCCGACGGCCTGTTCAACGTTCCGGAGAGGCTCAACCGCCTCTTCAGCAATGCGATGGCGGACTTCAGTCAGCGACTCAGTGTCGTGACGGCTCCCGACCCCATCGTGTACGATGTCAAGGACCCCATCCCCATGAAGCAGGGTGGGCCTGTCATTCGTGAGCGGCGCGCGGTAACGGCTGGGCGCACCATGTTCCAGGAGAGCCCGGCAGCTCAGATCTTCCGGATCTTCCAGGAACTTCGTTACTCGCCGCTCCGAACCCCGGTGGAGGCACGCCACCTCGTCGACCGGGAAGAGCCTCTCCTGGCCGACCTGCAGGCTCTGTACCTGCAGATCGGCCAGGGTGAGGTTGAGAGTGTTGTCGAAGCGGCGTACGCCGACTCCGAGGTCAACGCTCGCGTGATCGCTTGGACGCAGCAGATGTCCGACGAGAGCGCTCGTCAGGGTGAGCGCATCCCCGTGGCGGTCCTGGCCTCGATGGCTGTGCCTCACTTCGGTCAGGACGGTCGCTTCGACGGCTACGTGACGCTGACGCAGTCCCTGCTGGAGCGCTCGATCGCCATCGACGAGTCCAAGTACGGGCCACTCATCTCGGGTGACCCGAACCTGCAGGCTCGCTTCACCAAGCTCCGTGAGATGACGAAGCCGCCTCGCTCGGACTCGAAGGCCCCGGTTCACAAGAAGCGTGCCGGTGCGGCGTTCGTGTATGTCTACGGCCAGATGTCGGTCCGTGACCTGACCGAGGTCCACGGTTCGATCCTCAACGACCAGGCCACGATCGACGAGCTCTACCGCTCGTACCGTGACCAGGACTACCACGGTCGCCACTCGTGGATGAAGTCGGCTAAGACCAGTGGACAGTACCCCGAGTTCATTCGTGAGGGCGACCTGCCCTACACGGAAGAGACGGCACTCTCCGCAGGCGTGTCGCCCTACCGGGTGCTCATCGACTCCATCGAGGAAGCTGGAAACTTCGACCTGAGTGTCGACGAGAACGGTAACCCGACAGGTATCGTGGCTCGCCAGAGCGGGCAGGTCTCGACGGACATGCAGGCCATCGTGACGGAGATTCAGGAAGGCATCAGCCTCGCGGCTCTTCCTGAGAACCGAGAGCTCACGCTGGAGAACCTGCAGCTCTTCCTGGCTCAGAACCCTCAGATCAGCCAGGCAGTGATCGGCCTCGCGGCGTACGATCCCAAGATGGCAGCTGTGTTCGCTGATCTCAACGCAGCAAACCCGCGCATGGCCCCCTGGCTGTACGAGGCCCTGCTCCTGCCGCCCAAGACGGCTGAGCTGAACATCCTGATGAACACGGCGATCCTCTCGTACCGCGCCCTCGACATTGCCCCGCAAGAGGTGAGCGACCTTGACGATGACCCGACTGGTCACGTGCGTGACTACGAGAAGCTCGATGACCGCTTCCACCAGCTCTTCTTCAAGCTCGCCGCAGCAGACCGCTCTGGCATGCGTATCGCTCAACTGTTCCGTGACGTGGAATCGATCACGAACCGTGGTGGCGGGGTAGACGAGTTCATCCGTCTCCTGAACAACAAGTACCGTGGCAACCAGGCACCCTTCGTGGCCTGGTACCGTGACGTGGCGTCCTTCGACGCCTCTGCCATGATGCGCTTCGGTGCGCCGGTCGCAGGTACCGAGCAGCGCAAGAGCATCAGCGAGCTCAAGATGGCAACCGCAGGTATCGCTCAGACGATCCAGAAGGAGCGCGAGGCTCAGGCCGCTGTGACGGACCTGCTGGCGAAGGCTCGTGAAGAGCGCCGTCAGGGAGTCGAGACGCAGAACGGCCCACGCATGGCGCTCCGCGAGGCCATCGAGTTCGTTCGTAAGTTCGAAATCGGCACCGGCCCGAACGAGATGATCGACTCGCTGACCGCCTCGCTCGAAACCTTCTTCGCGAAGGCGGCAGACAAGGGCGTCGGACCCGACGAGTTCGCCCCCGCCGCCGCTCTGGAAGTCATGTTCCATGAGTTCGCGATCAACTACTCTCGTGTGGACACCAGCACCGGCACGATCGACCTGGATACGGTCATCCGTAACCCCTCGATCCTGCTGCGCGGTCCGATCACGATCATGGATAACTCGGGCAACGAGTTCGAATGGCTTCCTGAGGACCCCAGCCTCACGGACGAGGATGCAATCGAAGATCGCATCCTGACTCAGATCGAAGACTTTGTTCTCGACAACTGGGATGGGACGACTCGGGCTGACAACATGCCCCAACTGTCTCAGGGCGTCGCGCAGAGCGTGATCCGCCGCATGCTTGAGCCTTCGGTCTGGCAGATGACTGCTGACGGACGGGGCTTCCAGCAGAGGAGCCTGGTCGACGACAGCCTCGCAGGCATGCTCTCGCGCGACGCCTACAGCCGACTGTACGGTGACAACAACGCTCCGATCAGTGAGAGGGACAATGGCTCCATCATGGAGTGGCTGGCCCTCGTCAACTCGTCCAGTGGAGCGTACGGCGGCAACGTCGAGGTTCAGCGCTACCTGAGCAAGTACCTCGCTCACGCCGCGTCCAGCCTCAAGTCCCTCAGCCCCAGCGACGCGCAGAAGCTCGTGTCGCAGACGATGCACGAGCTCGGCTTCATGCTCCAGAAGGTTGGCGACATCGTCAACCAGTACGCAGACGACGACTGGAACCTGCCCGCTGACGAGACCGACCCTGACGGTCGCCCGGTCGACATCCTGACCAGTGCCCGTCTCTCGGCTCGTGCAGAGCGGTCTGACCGCTGGCTCCGGTCCCGCTTCGGGTCGAGCCTGCCGGACGGCACCACGCGAGAGATCGTGGACCAGTGGATGCTGCAGGAGATCAACGCCCTGACCTCAGCAGCAGTCAGCCAGAACCTGCGTGACACGTGGATGAAGGCTGTCCAGGACCAGGACGACGCAGCTGCTCGTGTCGCGATGGACCAGATCCAGTCGGCCCTCTCAGACAAGAGCATCCAGGACAAGGTCAGCGAGGCGCAGTTCGTTCGGGACGTGTACCTCAACAAGGAGCCTGTCAAGGCCCTCATCGAGATGTACGGCTACCCGCCCTCGGGCGATGGAGATGCCGCAGCAGCACGCCGTACCCTGCTCAGCAACTACGTCAAGACTCTCGGCACAGACCTCACGAACCGTGCGCGCTGGGCCGACGCGTCGATCCACCGTGTCGCCAACGCTACTGGTCGGATGATCGGTCGTCGTGAGGACCCTGGCACCACCGCCGCCTCGGAAGAGGACTGGAACGCTGTCTCGCGCGCGGTCATCTCCTACGAGCTCATCCGTCTCGCGGGCCAGCAGGGTGCGAGCGAGATTTCGGCGTCGGAGTTCCCGAAGCTGGAGTACAAGGGTGATGGCGAGCTCACCGACGAGCTGAAGAACTGGGACCCGAGCCAGCAGTACGTCTTCGATGACCTGCTCGACATCAAGAGCCCGATGGTTCGTGCGGCGGCGTACATCAGCCGTCAGTCGCGTCGTGACAACGACGTGACGATCGGCGACCTCGGTCGTACTCTCGACACTGGTCTCGGTGACGAGTACCGCCTGCGGCAGTGGACGATCTTCATCCCGCCGACCGCCAAGGAAGCCAGCGACCGCTTCGACTCGAACGCCGCTCAGTACCTCGTCGCGATGGCTGGTCAGCCGCAGGACGTGGTCGGTATCGCTGCCGCCACGCCGTCTGACCCCGACATCGGCAAGGTCGCTCAGGTCGGCGGGCTGGATGCCAACCTGGTGTCTGTCTCGCTCGCCAGCGAGAAGGGCAACACGCCTCCTCTGACGGTCGGTGACCTCGTCTTCGGCAACCCGTTCCGTTTGCGGCTCAACACCAGCAGAGTCGTCGGTGGCAAGGTGACTGCAGGCACGATGATGCCGCTGGCGAACCTGCATGGTCGCTTCGTCAAGACCTTCAAGGTTGGCGGCGTCGAGTACCCGATGGAGCACATCGCGGTCTTCCACGAGGCCAGCCAGTACTGGGTGCTTGACCTCGACCGTGCTCGCGAAGTCTTCAAGCACATGCCTCGGTCCACGGTCATCGAGATGGAGATCGTGACGCAGGCTGAGAAGATCGTCATCAAGGATGACACGGTCACAGGCCTCGCGCACAGCCAGTACTTCGACGGTGTCATCGACCCTGTCACCGACATCGACTCGCCTCGCTCTCTCATCGGCGCTCAGCTCAGCGCTGCAGGCGGCTCGGGTCGTATGGAGCAGCAGAACGCTCTGCAGGCGGCGAAGAAGGGCCTCCGCGCCCTGCTCCGTGCAGACCTGTTCTCTCGCCGCGAGCGGGCCGTGATGGAGACGCGCTGGGCAACAGACCTCTCCTACGTCCTGCACCTCAAGGCGATGGGTGTCGCTCAGAAGGGCAAGAACCTCGTCGAAAACGACTGGCGCTTCTACAACTCGTTCTACAAGACCGAGGAAGTCCGTCACTTCGTAGCTTCGGAAGAGGGTCTCTGGTCGGCAGAGCGCGTCATTCAGTGGCAGCGCGAGAACCCCGGCCTCCCGATCACGGATGAGAAGGGCCTCGGCCCGACCGCTCGCCTCGTCGTGCCGCCACAGGCCAAGCTCCGTGCCATGTACGGTGACTTCGGTCCCAGCGCGCGTACTCTGCCCAACGGCCAGGTGTGGACCGGAGACCCTGCAGACATCCCCGTCTTCGACGGTGTCACGACTGCTCGCCTCATCGAGCAGATTCCGGGTGTCTTCAACAAGACCAAGCTCAACCTGCTCGGTACTGAGTTCGGTGCACGTCGCCCCTTCACCAAGTACTCAGGCACTCGGTTCATGGACTACGAGAAGGTCAAGGAGAGGGCCAACCGTCTCGTCGTCCGTGACCAGAAGCGTGCACGCCTCGACGCTGACCGTCAGACGAGCCTGACCTTCAACGCCGCAGAGGTGTCGAAGCCCGGTATCGACCTGCTGAACAAGAGTATTCGTCTCAGCCCGATCTTCGACTGGCGTCGTTACGGCATCCCGATCGATGCCAAGACCGACCCTGGCACGCAGTTCATGGCAGCACGTGCAGCAGCAGACCTCACGGCCTCTATGAACCGCGACGGTCGGAAGGTCGTCCTGGAGTTCCGCGAGGTCGACACATCGCGCACGCCTGGCGATGGAGTCCTGACCGCAGCAACGTGGGGCGACACCCGCGTTCCGGGTCTCGAAGCCGGTCCTGGCGACCTGCTCGTGGTCGATGTCGACTCCTGGACCGACGAGCAGCTCAACACGATCGCGTTCCGTCGTCTGGAGCAGTTCATGGAGAGCGGCGCGGACATCTTCCTCGCCACGACCGAGAGCACCACGAACCTCGGCATCCTCTCGCGCTACATTCAGCAGAGCCAGCGCTACGAGCAGATTCCAGGTTCGCCGAACCACTTCCGTGAGCGTGACTACGCACAGCCCCGGAGTGCAGACATGGAGGCGCTGGCAACCACGCTGACGTCGACGAACCCCATCTCGGGCGAGAACAAGACCCTCCTGTTCCACGGCTTCAACGTGGACATGGACGAGAACACGGCCAAGGTCAAGGACCCGGAGTACTTCAAGAGCCGCGAAGTCGCGATCGTCACGAACATCGTTCCGTCTCGCACCTACCCGGGCTTCGCTCTGCCGAAGACCGCGAAGACGCAGACTCAGGTCGTCCGCAAGGTCGCTGAGCTCACGATCAACCGTCCTGACTGGATGACGGACAGCGAGCACCGTGCCGTCACCCGTCTGAACGACAAGTACAACAAGATGCGCGGCGGCGGGGAGTTCCCGTCCGGCGAGCTCCGCAAGGGTGACTTCATCCCCCAGGTGAAGGCAAAGCCCAACGGTGAAATCCAGATCTACTTCCACCGCTACAAGCACAAGGACGTGCCGTGGTCACAGGTACAGGACCAGCTCGAAAAGCAAGACGGGATCGCGCGTACGACCAAGAGTGTCGATGCGAACTTCACTGGCTTCGAGGGCGAGGTCACCAACCTGGAGGCCTCGACCAAGCACGGTGCCCGTGTACGCCTGCGTGTCTCGCTCGGAGTGCTGGGCGACAAGAAGCAGGTCGCCCTCGCTGGTATGAAGTACACCATCTCGTCGGGTACTGGCTACACGCCTACCACGCGGCTCACTCCCGATCGTGACATCGACCTTGAGTCGGACTACGCGAGCCTGAGCGGCAAGAACGCCTGGCAGGGAACGATGTACAACCACCGTTCGGCGATCGTCGCCTTCGGCTGGGACATGCGCGGGAAGCTGCTGGAGGCCTTCCGAGAGGCGACCGGCAACGTCGACATGACGGATGCTCAGCTCCGTCAGATTCTGCAGGACTTCTCGCGTCGTGCCGAGAAGCTGCCCGCCTCGTACCTGCGCGAGATCATCAGCGATCGTGGCCAGCTGGCCAACATCATGTCGAACAACGGCTCGCCTGTCGACTTCAACCAGCCTGGTCCTCTCGCGGGCTACGTTGAAGCGACGCTCGTCTACCTGATGGGGGCCGAGACCGCGGGTCCGGGCGACAACCCTGTCAACCACATCATGGGTCCGTTCGGAGGGCTCGTGCAGGGGCCTTCCTTCATGGGCGCGACAGGCCAGGAGCTCCCTCGCCTCTTCACAGAGTACTTCGACAGCCTGCCGCCCACGCACGAGACGCGCAAGGACATCATCGCCACGATGCAGCAGAAGCTGGGTCGTGACAAGAACGGGTACTACATTCTGAACCCGGACTTCACGATCACGGCTGTCACGCTCAAGAACGGCAAGATCGTTCGCTCGGAGACCGGTCGTCTTCAGATCGCAGAGGTCAACAGTACGGGTGACAACCCGACCTTCGACCGCTTCGCTGAAGACTCTGCAGGCAAGTACGAAGACTGGTCGCCCCACACGGCGGCGCTCTCGACCACTGCTCTCGGCACCACGCTCGCCCGCTCGAAGGACCTGCTCAGCTCGATCTTCCGTACCGTGACCGCAGAGCAGGTCCCGGAGATCACTCAGGCAGGCAAGAGCGGCGCTTCGATCCTCGATACCATGATGGACATCGGCAGTACGACCGACAACGGCGCGTACCGCTGGTCGATGGACACGCCGTCGCAGGAGTGGTACCGCCAGGTGTCGCGCAACCTCGGCTGGGCGTACCGCGTCCCTGTCGATCCTGCCAAGTGGGCGTACCCAGACGACGAGGCCGGTAAGCAGACCGACCGTGAGCGCAAGTGGGACGAAGGTGTCAAGGAGATTCTCTCGGTCCTGCACCTCAAGGAGAACCAGTCGAGCCTGGTGCACTACTGGGTTCGCCAGACCATCGGACAGTTCGGGGACAAGGACCCCGAGAGCAAGGATGGCGACGTCACCTTCGACCTCGCCATGCAGGCTCTGGCCGACATCACTTTCAATGTCAAGGCAAACGTGCTCCCGGTCGTCGACGCCGACGTTCCGATGCTGCATCGTGATGACCTCGCCGCGATCTTCGAGGCGAACCGTTCACACCCGAAGCCGTGGCTTCTCCGTGAAGGTGTTGACATCCACACGCCGGTCCTGCAGTCCAAGACAGTCATTCCTTCCGACTGGTCGGGCTTCGTGCACGTTGCCCTCGGGGTTGCAGAGACCGGGCAACGCAACTTCGACGCTATGAACCTCACGGCTGTCGATGGCCTCCTGCAGTCCTACGCTCTCGGTGAGGACGCTCTGCGCGGCCTGCCGATCAGCCGCTCCGACCTGGTCGAGGCGAAGCTGTGGGACCCGCAGACCTCGCGCATCGTGATGAGCATCGACCCTCGGAAGAACGCGTACGCCAAGGAGCCGTCCATCCTGGACCCCGCGACGGCCACGCTCAGCACCATGTTCGGAGTCCAGCGTCAGGGCTCCCGCTGGCAGGGCGCTCGTAACCTGTCTCCCGAGCGCCGTCGTCGTGACCAGTACCGTGCGCGCTACCGCCGTGAGCGCGGTCTCTCCACCCCGGTCGAGACCGGCGTGCGGAACTTCCGACAGACCGGCGCACAGTACGTCAACGAGTCCACGACCAAGAACGGTGTGGTCCTCGCAGTTCACGACCTCCGACACTTCACTACGCTGTTCAACCCGTTCCTGTGGCTCGGTGCAGGTGTCGAGATGACTGTGCGTAACGTGCAGGATGACCTCATCGGAACGCTGATGGGCACGGCGACAGGCGGAGCCTCTCGCCTCAACCCGATCAACTGGAGCAAGGAAGGTCAGCTGCGTCTCGCACAGTTCGCCAACACCCGCAAGGCCCTCGCAGAGAATCCCGCCTTCGCGAGCATGATGTACGGCGACATGCAGTTCAAGGACCCGCACATTCGCCGTAACTTCGTCACGAAGTTCACGGGCTTCCTCGGTCGTTCTGGCGACTGGATGCAGGATCCTACGTACGGCCAGCCGCAGAACACGATGGCTCGTCGATACGTCGAGGCTGTGCTGGACTCGTTCTCCAGCACTCCCGGCGTGGAAGTCAGCGAAGCGGCCCTGCTCTACAACCTGGAGAAGGACCCTCAGTACGTCAAGAAGAACTTCGCCGACGCGCACCGGTCCGCCACTGCTCGTGTAGCCAACATGCGTTCACTCAAGATGACCTCGCTCGGCCTCCTTCTTCGGAGTGTCTACGAGATTCCGGGGTCCTCGCAGAACGGCGGCGTGCGCATGTTCGGCGACCTGTTCCTCAAGACCCCTCTCATGTACAGCGGGTACCTGGCGAACGTAGCCACCAACATGCTTGGCCTCAACACCGCCAATAACCTGATCCTGATGTACCTCAACGGGCGGCGCGCAGGCAAGTTCGCTCGCCGTGCTCTCGGGGAGGCGTACACGAAGGATGGTATCATCGACCTGTCGTCGATGATTGACACGCTGGACCTGACCCGCTCGATGGTCGCAGACGGTATCTCGGTCTCGTCCCTGTTCATGGCAGCGGCGTTCGCAGGCTCGACAGGTATGGCCAGCGGTGAGGACGAGGAGGAGCGTCGTCGTCGCAAGGCTATGCAGTACCAGGGTGGCGGAATCATCTACGACCCCCGTCAGATCGAGAACGACTGGCGGTCGAGCGAGTCCCTGTACCTGGACCAGTGGCCCGCTCTCGCTCAGCTCCTGCAGGTCGCAGAGACTGGCGGCGTGCCTCACTGGATCATCAAGCAGTTCACGTCGCCCTTCCTCGGCGTCGCTCGGGCGGTCGAGACCGGTAACATGGAGCACATTAAGTGGGGCTTCCAGGACGTTCTCGGCTCGATGCCCCTGTTCAACGAGACGATGGCGATCGAGGCGTCGCAGACCTTCGACATGCTCACGGCCCAGGCTGACGAAGAGCAGTACAAGGGCACGGACTCCGCCTCCATGAAGGCTCTCGGATTCTTGACCAAGGCTGTCATGGCCTACGAGTCGATGGTGCTTGAGTCGTCCTTCGCCAACATGATCTACCAGCAGGCCGACAAGTACGACCGCGATCCCTTCGTCATCCCCGAGAAGATGGCTGACGGCTCCTACGTTCGCGATCGTATGGACGTGCCGCGTCCGACTCGTGCGCTGGAAGACTTCTACGACCCGGAGACCGGCGAACTCCTGTCGGCCTACGCGGGTCGGGACTGGTTCCAGAGTACGACGGCAGGCTTCACTGAGAACCGCGCAACGTTCGCGTTCCTCATGAGTCTCGGTACAGGCCTCCAAGGCTCGCAGTACTGGCGTAACAACATGGTGGCGAAGACCCGTACCATCGACAAGGAAGAGATGTCGCTGGACAACGCGGCGTCACTGGCGATGGGCCTCTTCCAGTCTCAGGGCTTCGCAGACGACCTGACGCGTCTGGAGAACGGTGAGGGCATCGACCAGTCCTGGCTGCTCTCGACCTACGCAGAGGATGGTTCTGAAGAGCTCACCACTCTCGGTGCAGAGGCCGTCATCCGAGGCGTCTGGAACGGCTCGGTCAAGCTGGGCGACAAGTCCCTCGAAGGCCTCTACATTCCTTACGAGATGCGCGAGCAGCTACAGGACATGTTCCTGGATCAGTTCACGCAGGAGGGCGTTGACCTCGGTCTCAGCCAGGAGGATGCAGTCAAGCGCGCCAAGCTCATCGGATACGGCCCGTATAACGATAGCAGCGTCCCCGGCCTGTTCGACGCAATCTGGACGGACGAGCTGTCCTACGTGAAGAGCAACCGGTACTACCAGCTCAACACGACCTACGTGAACGGCCCGGACGGTAAGCCGTGGGCGACGGCGGTTCAGCGTAACACCTTCTTGGGTGCTATGAGCTTCCTGACCCCGTACTACAACGATGAGACCGGTCGCGGCCTGCCCACAGACCAGGTCCTGAACTCTGTGGACTATGGCTCGAACCTCAACACTGGCCTCCGCGCTCTCGAAAAGACTGACGAATCGTGGGTCATCCCGACCCCCGAGGAAATCGGCGAGAGCATCGAGAAGGCGATCGAGAAGCTCGGTAACAAGAACTTCACGCAGAGCCCCACTTACGACCAGTACTCTGGGTACGGGCGTCGCGGGTACGGCGGTGGTGGCGGTGGTGGCGGTGGCCGCAACTACGCCAACAACTCCCTGATGCCGTTCCTGAACGGTATGAAGGCTCCGTACCTCGACAACATCCCCCAGCTGTACATCAACAACATCAACCCGCGTCGCTCTGACATCAGGCGTGAACGGTTCTCCAGCGAGCGAGGAAGGCTGAACCAGTGGCAGTAAAGATGGAGTTCGACGAGATCGAGGAGTTCTCCGACTGGTATACCGAATACCGAGTCGACCACCGGGGTGCCCTCATTCCCAACTCGTTCACGGACTGTGCGGCTCGCAAGCTGCGTATGTACCAGGCATACAAGACTGAGATGGACGCTCGTGTCGCTCAGTACGAGAAGTACGAGAAGCAGGCCAACGCGGAGGTCGTGTCCCGCAAGCCGGACCTCGCCAACATCTCGTCGGGCGAGTCTGCAGGCTTCATCCGCCGCATCTCGCGCAATGTCGTACAGCACACGCCGAACGTGTACATCAACAACGAGTTCGATGATGAGAGCATCCCCGGAGTCCTCTCCCGCTACATGCTCAAGTCGAAGATCATCGGCGACGACATGTACTCGAACAACATGCAGCAGAACCTCATCACGACGTTCCGTCGTGCCGCCGCCCTCGGCTTCGACTGCGTGATCCCTGTCCTGGTTCAGGACAATCGCAAAAAGTGGTTCATGAAGTACGACACGATCTACTACCGCGATGTGTTCCCCGAGCCGGGCGTGAAGGATATTCGTCAGGCAACCAACGTGTTCGTCCGTCGCTACCTGACGCGCGGCGAGGTCCATCAGCTCGCCAAGAACCTGGTTCCCGGTTGGGACCACGCGGCTCTCAAGTACCTCCTGGGCACCATGCCTGCCAGTCGTGAGTACACGGACTACGAGAACCGCAAGCACAGCGTGAACCACGAGGCCTACGAGGTCATCACCTGGTACAACTCTGCGGGTGAGGCGTTCCTCACGTGGGCGGCATCCTCGAAGATCCTGCTCCGCATCGAGAAGAACAAGCACCCCGCGAAGGAGCACCCGGTCTTCTTCTTCATCCCGGAGAAGGATGACCAGCAGCCTCTTGGCAAGAGCCTGCTGTCGCTGACCTATGGTCGGCAGGAGTTCCAGGACCTCTTCATGAACGGCGTCATGAAGATGCTGGTGCGGAACATCAACCCGCCCATCATCGGATACGGCACGGTCAACGCCTTGCCGAACCTCTCTCCTGGCAAGTACACGGAGATCAGCAATCCTCAGGCCCGCATCGAACCCTTCGAGGTTAACACGCAGGCCATGATGATGTTCGGTCAGACGAGCCAGCAGAACGCGGCCAACATGACTCAGCTCATCGGTGCTGCGGATCAGCAGATGGCAGCGCAGTCCACGGGTGGGCTGATGAGTCAGACGCCCCAGGGTGTCGAGGCTCAGCAGCAGATGGTCGACATCACGACCAACAACTACCAGAAGGCGATGGAAGAGTTCTTCTCTCGCTACTGCTCCTATGCTCTGACGATCTATTTCCAGGAGCTCAAGAACACGAAGAGCGTCACGGTCACTGCTGACGTGCGCAAGGAGCTGATCAACGAGGGCGTCCCGCCCGAAGCCTTCCGTCACGAAGAGTACACCGACGAGGACGGCGTCAAGCACGAGGCCGACGGTACTGGTCTCAAGGACGGCTCCCTCAAGATCGACTTCTCCGAGATGGCGATCGAGTACTTCGTGCAGTGCGTTCCGGGCTCTCTCGTTGAGCTTGAGGATGAGAAGCAGATGCGTCTGCTCAAGGAGGTCTTCGTCCCGCTCTCGCAGGCGATGCCCGCCATCGCCCAGACCGGCGACAAGGCGGCTCTGGACAGCGCGTCCAAGGCGATGCAGTACATCGTCCAGAAGACCATCGAGCTCTCCGGCTCTGCTCACAGCACCGAGATCAAGAAGATCTTCTCGGGCGACAGCGAGGGTGCTGAGGAGAAGGATGACCGTGTCGAACAGCTGGAGCAGATTCTCGGCGGGACGCTTAGCGAGAACGGTGAGCAGTCCGAACTCTTCGCGGAAGCCTTCAAGCAGCAGCAGGAGCAGATTCGTGTCCTCACCGAAGGCATGACCGCGATCATGCAACGGATGGCTCCGGGAATCACCGGGGGCCAAACCGATCCACTCGCGGCGGGGGCCGGGGCCGCGCCCGCCCTCCCATCACCCGTATCGGCCTGACAAGGCAGGATATACCCATAGGACGGTTCGTCCTCTGAACAGAAAGGAACCCTAGAATGGCTGCACCGGTCGTTCAGAAGGACACCCTGACCAAGCATCAGCTCGTCCTTCACAAGGTGATGGGGATCAAGTCCCCCATCAACGGAATGTTCTCGGCATCCGAGCTCAATCCCGGCGAGTTCATGAACTCGCGCGTGGTGGCCGTGCCGGACATCCGCGTCGACGACTACATCGTCGACTCCGACATCGCGCGCATCGGCGCCGATCACTACTCCGGCTCGGAGTACACCCAGAAGTGGAAGAACGGCATCCCGCCGATCGAGTGGCGCTACTACTCGACCTCGCGGCACCGCAGCTTCGGCTACACGGTGTTCAAGGAGCAGGAGCAGTTCACCCCGATCAAGAACCTCCCGCAGGAGTACCTGGCCCGGAAGATGGCGACGACCGTCCTCCGCGACCACGACAAGTACCTCCTGCTCGCGATCGTCCTCGGCCGCATGACCGGCAAGCTGGTCGCCCGCACGTCGAACGACACCTACACGTCGGTCATCGAGAACTCGACCGGCATCAGTGCCGCCGAGGTCGCGTGCACCGGCAACGCGGCGGACTACAAGTGGGTCGCCCAGCCGGGCGAGACCTCGGACAACGAGATCCAGCCCACGTTCGCCACGATCAAGGGCATGGTCCTCGACGCGGCCGACCCGCTCAAGACGCTCGACGCCCTGACGACGATGTTCTCCGAGAACTGGTTCGACTCGAACCTCCCGAACTCGGATCGCTTCTTCCTCATCACGTCGGCGCTGGAGCTGTCGTTCCGCGACGCGCTCATCAAGGCCGGTACCTACGTGGATGGCGGCTTCGACACCTATAAGAACGCGGACACCTCCGGCGTGGTCGGACCCGCGTTCTTCGGCAAGCTGCGCGGCTGGACCTTCGTGAAGATCCACCCCGAGTTCATGCCGAAGGTGTTCGTCGACGCGAGCAACATCGTGGACCCGTCCCCGACGCTGACCGGTGTCGGCACCGCCGCTTCGCGCTCGCTGAAGCAGGTCGTCGCCCTCGCCGCCTACAAGGGCGCGGCGCAGACGCACGACTTCTTCGCGGACAAGAAGCAGGAAGAGGGTGGCGTGCGCGGTGACTTCACCGAGTACGTCCAGCACATGTCGTACGACGCCTGGGTCATCGACCAGATGTCCGATGGCATCGTGCCGATCTTCCTCCCCGCCGACCTCGACGGCAACGGCACGACCGACGTCAACTACACGCCGGTCAACGACTCGTTCACGCGCGTCGCAGCCGCTCTCGCCACGGCCCGTGCTCAGCTCGGCACTGCCGGTTCGTTCTACCCGGCCTCCGGCCCGGTGGTCAACCCGGCGCGTCCCGGCTGGTACGAGCAGCCTTACGACCGCACCAACGCGATCAACCAGGCGCTGGCTGTCAAGGAGGCTGGAGACTCCGCGAAGAACTACCCGGCACTGCCTGGCGACACGGCGGTCGATGTCAACGACCTCAACGGTGTCATCACGGCGGTCACGGCGGCGGCGACGGCTCGCACCAACTCGGCTGCAGTCACGCTCGGCGCGGTCATCAAGTACAGCAACAACCAGCTGTACCAGGTCACCACGGCGGGTACGACCGCAGGTGCCCAGCCCAGCACGGTCGGCGTGGACATCGGCGAGACCATCGCCGACGGCACGGCCCAGGTCAAGCGCATCCTCTAACCAGGGCGAGGCGGGGTATGATGGTTCCATACCCCGCCTCACTCCGGTCCTAGTTTAAGGAGAAGCACATGGACCCCGTAACCGCACTCGAAGAGATCCTTCGCCAGATCGTCGAACTGGGTGGTGCAGGTCTCGACCTCATCAGCCAGGCCGCAGGCGGCAATGGCGGAGCCCCGGCTCCCGCTGACGGCGGCGGCGGCGGAGAAGCCCCGCCTGCACCGCCTCAGTAGGAACGCGCTGGAGCGGGGGTGTCGTCTTCCTTCCCGACGCCCCCGCTCCAATCATGAAGGAGGATCATGTACCTCGGCAATGGCCCCAAGGACGTCACCGTCCTCATGCTCCAGGCTCGCAAGTCGTATGCCCTGAGCCTCTTCATGGTCGACAAGAATCGCAGTCCCCTCGACATCACAGGGTGCTCCTTCCGCCTGGTGGTTCGCAAGAATGTCCCGGCAGGTACGGTAGACGACACTGCGAACCTCATCACCAACTCGTTCGCGACTCTGGTCCAGCCCGTTCTCGGCTGGGCTCGCTTCGAGCTCCAGGCGTCTGACCTCGACTTCCCCGCTGGTGACTACGGTTACAGCATCGTGATGAGCTACCAGGGCTACACCACGACCATCGTCAAGGGTGACCTCCAGCTGCAGCAGAACGAAGAGTTCGCCAGCGTCAACGAAACTTACTCGATCGACCAGGCGCTCTCGTCAGCGCTGTCGGTCGTGCTCTGGGAAGACCAGGCCATCGAGGTCATGACCGGCCCGACCCTTGCTCCGGGTCAGGCAGTGTTCACGGTCGCCGATCGCACCAAGCTCGATGAGCTTTACGGCGGTGCCGTCGCCGCGGGCCAGACGCTCACTGCTGACGACATCACAGACGGCGTGACGCATGTCATGATGACCGTTGCGGAGCGTGAAGCAATCGCGAACTTCTCGACCGACTGGGCAGACATCACTGGAAAGCCTGCCTTCGGCGACATCATCACCCACGACGCCGACGAGTTTATCCCTAAGTTGGGAGTACGTGCAGACCTCGATGTCACGTCGGGCGTTCTCAACAACGCCCGTGTTCCGAAGGTCGTGGAGCTCCGCGGCATCAGCGCGGGCACCGCCGCCCCTGCTTCCGGCAACCCGTTCACCCTCTATCTCAAGCACCCGTAGGTGAGTCGTGGCCACCTGGGATCATAGAGCAGGGACTGGGAGTAGTGCGTATCAGCTCTACCTCACTGTCCAAGAGGATGCGTTCGACGAGACGACACCTCTGACGCGTACGCGGCTCGATGGTCAGATCGGCATCATCAAGGTCGCAAGCTCTGGAGGCATTGGCTCCAGTGACGGCGCGGTCGAGTGGGAGATTCGCATTGGATCGGGCGTCTGGTCCGGCACAGCTGCGTTCTCTATCGCGGCTGGGGCAGCAATCGGAACCCGTGTTCAGCTCGGGAGCTTCAACGACGCGTGGTTCGACCACGCGGGCGATAGCACAGGCACCCTCGTCCTCTCGACGATGGGCAAGGCGACGTTCGCGAACTCGATCGGCTCTCCGCAGATCGGTCCCGGCAACATCGCCTACACGTCGCTGGCTCGACCCGCTGACGCTGCTCCAACACCGGAGTTCGTGTCTCGTCAAAGTGACACTGCTGTTACGCTCAGAGCGTACAACAGCGGTGACTGGGGTGTCGGCACCGATGCTCCGGCGCACAACCTCGACATTGATGACTCCAGCAACTTTGCCAGCATTCTGGAAGTGCTCCCGTACCCGACGACTGGCGGGCTCGCGGCTCACACGATCAACCTGCTGAGCCAGACCGCTCACAAGACTTACTACTACCGTTCCGCCAACCGAGGGCGTAACGGTGTCTGGTACTACTCAGGCACGCTGACAGTCCATGCCCGACCGAACAAGCCGCCTACACCAACTGTCGGTTCGAAAACTGCAACCACGGTCAATCTTACGACCGCAAACCCCTCGTACACCGGCGCTGGCATCACTGCGCGCGAGACGCAACTGCTCGCCAGCAACGGAACAACGGTTCTCCAGACGAGCACGCACCTGACGGCTCCGAGCTTCACAGGCATGTCGAGGACGACGGCGTACAAGGCGAAGACGCGTGTCCAGAACGCTGTAGGCTGGAGTGACTGGAGCGACCTCACCAGCTTCACGACGACCGGCACTCCACCCTCTGCTCCGACAGGCTACTCCGTCTATGACCTCGCGGCAACGTCGTGGAAGGTCACGACAGGCTCGCTGTCTGACAATGGCGGCGCTGTCCCGACGCAGGTTCGACTCAAGGTCAGCACGACCGCGAGTGACGCGGGGCTCGTTCAGACCATCACGCAGGCAAGCTGGAACCCAATCCGGGTCAGCGGTCGCACCGAGAACACCACGTACTACGTCGCTCAGGCGGCGTTCAACACCGTGGAGGGTGGCGGCTGGGGGCCTTACGGCGCGTGGGTCGCTCTCACGACCAAAAACACTGTGCCCAACGCCCCTGCTCTGAGCATCAGCGGCATCACAGGGACGACGGCCACTGCGACGTGGGTCGCACCGACAGACCTCAACGGTGCTGTCATCGCTGCTTACCAGCTCCGAATCTCGACCGACCCCGCTCAGACTCAGGGAATCAAGAGCTTCGCAACAGACCAGCTGAGCCAGGTCATCACAGGCCTCACAGCCGGAACAGTGTACTACGCATCGATCTGGACTGACACTGATCAGGGCCTTGGCTCGTCGTCTGCTGTTATCTCGTTCACCACGACAGGTGGCGGCGGCGCAACAAGCGGAATCTGGTACTCGGGTGCTGACGGCATCCCGAAGTTCTCCGAGGTCTGGTACTCGGGCGCTGACGGCATTCCCAAGCTCTGCGAAGTCTGGTACTCAGGTGCCGACGGCATCCCCAAGCTCTGTTCAAGTTAGGAAGGAAATCATGTCACGTCTGCCTATGCCATTCAGCAATCCGCACACCTACGACGGCCATTCCGGTGTCGACTTCCCTGTTCCCAAGGGCACGATCTTCCGTGCATCGGGTCACGGGCAGGTCAAGACCCGGAGCCGGAACGCTCGTGGTGGCTTCTACATCTGGGTGCAGTACGACACCGGCGCACTCGTCGGCTACCACCACATGAACAGCCACAATGGCTGCCCGAACGTCGGCGACTGGGTCAACGAGTCCAGCCAGCTGGGCTTCGTCGGCGACCTCGGCGAGCGTGTCACCGGCCCGCACCTGCACTCGGAGGTTGCCGGTCACGCCACGACGGCTGGTTACTGGAAGTTCTTCGACCCGTCGCGCGTCATCGGTGGCGGCACCGGCTCCAGCATGTGGTCGGACACCGACAAGCAGAACTTCCTGGTCTCGCTCGGCTACGACACCGGTGGCGTGGGCAACGGCTGGGGTCCGATGTCGGACGCCGCGACGCGCTCCTTCCAGAGCTCCGTCCAGCTTCCGAGCGACGGCGTCTTCGGTCCGAACACGACCTCGGTCGCTGTGGAGATCAAGGCGGGTCGCAAGCTCGACTCGGTCACGCGCTCCGTCGAAGAGATCCAGAAGCGGATCAACGCCAAGGTCGACGGCGCGTGGGGCAATGAGACCTCTTGGAAGACGTACATCGCGCAGCTGGCCAACGGTCTCGACCCGGACGCCATCTACGGTCCGGCGACCGACTCCAAGCTGTTCCTCTCGTCCACCCCTGCTCCCGGCACGCCCGCGTTCCCGCTGCAGGCGCACCAGTACTTCGGACCTGAGCAGGGTGGCGACGACTCCATCTCCGGCTGGTACTCGTTCAACGCCGAGCTCAAGCAGTGGCAGGCGCAGATGATCGCCAAGGGCTTCGACCTCGGTCCGGACGGTGCGGACGGCTACTACGGTCCCAAGGGTTCGAACTCGACCGACACCTACACGGGTCGCGCGGCGAAGACCCTGCAGACCACCACCGGTCTGGCAGCAGACGGCAAGATCGGGCCGCTCACGTGGGCCAAGGCGTGGACGGACATCGTGCCGCCCGTCGTCAAGCCGGACCCGACCCCGCCCAGCGGTGACGAGGCCTCTGCCACGCCTGCTCTGGTCGAGCCGACCTTCGAGCACTTCCCCTCGTGGATTCGCTACGAAGAGAAGTTCGACCAGCAGTTCCTCTCGGCGTCGGCCTGGAACCTCAACCTCCAGAACTACTACAAGGTGCCGTACAACCCGATCGAGGGTCACCTGCACTGGTGGGGTCTGCCGGGTCAGGCGGGCTCGCACGACGGCAACGTGGACTACCTCAACCGGACTCCGGACGTGGGAGCCAACTTCGTCGGGTCGGCGGGGCGCATCACGAAGACGATGCCTCTCACCAAGATCGCTCTCACGACCGGTCAGCGCAACCCGTACGCCTGGAAGTGTGAGACCGACCCGCTCATCACGACGAGCGTGTCGAACCACGGCTACAAGACCATCGGCTTCCTGGTGTACATCATCGAGCACCTGAACCCGTCTCTCCGCGCTGAGGCTCTCCGACTCCACAAGGAGTTCTACGCGACCTCTTGCTCGGAAATCAAGGTGGACATGGTCCGGCAGTATGCTGAGATGTTCCACTCCGGTGCTCTCGACCCTGCAACGGGTGAGCCGCCTGTGGTGGAGCCTCCGGTCGACGACACGGTGCTGATGTCGCGAGCCGACTACGACGAGCTTGTTTCGATCCTGGACAAGTACGGGAACTAATTACCGGAGAGTAGGCATGACTGATGTGAACGAAGACACTACAACCCTCGCCATCCTCGCGACCAAGATGGACCACATGGCCAAGGACATGTCAGACATCAAGTCGTCACTGGCAACGAGCACTACTGTTCACGTCACACGTGCAGAGTGGGAGCTCCGCAACCAGAACACCGACGAACGCTTCGTCAACGCAGCGGCGGATCGGAAGAATCTTTGGGACGAGTTCCGCCGTCTCGAAGCTCGCCGAGCGCCGTGGTGGACGATCCTAGCCGCCATCGGTAGTGCCGTAGCCATTGGAGCTCTCCTGCTCCAGTGGGTCCCCAATATCGTCAACTAAGGAGAAGACATGACGAACACCACCCCGCCCGCGTTGACGCCCAACGTCCGCATCGAAGACCCGAAGGCCCGCAAGGTCATCGGCAACACGATCGGATGGGCAGGTGTCGCGATCACGGCGGCGACCATCGTCGACGCAGCAGTTCCCGCGATCGACATCACCGCGATCACGGTCCCTGCGACGCAGATCGTCCTGGGCTTCCTGGCCTTGTTCCAGACCCTCATCACGTCGCCCAACGTCCCGACGTACCAGGCACCGACACAGGTTCCGCTCGGCGGAGAGCCCAGCGGACTCTAAGGAGATCGTGCACGAAAGGAGGCATGCGCCTCCGGGCGCGTATCTAAGCCAAGCATAGCACGGCCCGCCCCGCGCCAGCGGAAACGCGGTATAATTCGCATAGAAAGGAGAGGGCGATGGCTTTCTGGGATGACATGATCCGCAACATCTTCGGCGGCGGAGAGAAGCAGTCGGCTCCAAAGCCGTCGCCCTCTCCGGCGAAGGCTCAGGCCCGGCCTCGTCAGAACTACCAGCATGCTCAGCGGGCACAGCCTGTTCGTCAGCAGCAGCCCGTCCAGCAGCAGCCCGTCCAGCAGCAGTTCAGCGGTGGTGGAGGAGGCGGCGGTGGCACGAGGGGGATGAGTCGTGCAGCCGCTCCGATTCGGCAGGAGCAAGAGCCGTCGCCTCTCGACCAGATGGTCAGCACTTCTCGCAACGTGCGGAACGACTTCGGCAAGGGTTGGGAAGACTTCTGGGGCGGTGTCGGTGAGGTGCTCAACGGTCCCGCCGACAAGCGCCCCACTCCTGCTCCTGGAGACGCACCCACGCCGCACGAGGCCTGGCTGCAGGGTGGTGCACCCAGTCCCTTCGGCGGAGTGTCGACCGTAGCCCCTGAGCAGGCTGAAGAGCTCGTTCGCAAGACGGATCGCGAGCAGTACCAGACGTCTCTCGGTAGCCAGAACTTCACCGGAACGTCTCGGCAGATCAGCCCGGAAGAGTGGGCGACGTACTCCCCTGAGAAGCAGCAGGGCATCATCGCCAACTACGCGCTGTACCAGGCGGTTCAGGCTGACCGCGCTCTGGAACAGCGTGTGGCCGACGTGGACGAGGAAGAGAGCGCAGGCTACCTCGACCTCGTCGATTCGATCTTCGGTGCGGAGGGTGGGAGCGACACCTATGCTCCCAACACCATCCGCGTGCTGGAACAGCTCGGCTACCAGGACAACACCGTGGGTGACCTCGACCTGTTCCTCAACGGCGGCGCGATCTCGACTTCCGCTGACCTGGACTACGGCAAGAACGAAGCACGCGCTTCAGTGTTCGAGCAGCTGTCGAAGGCTCCGGCGTTCACCGAGAACGAAGACTACCGCGCTCAGCTCGACAAGGGTGCTGCGATCCTGGAGGCGCTCCGTGACAGCGGAACGTTCTCCATAGAGGTAGCGACCCTTGGTGGCGTGCCGCTCACCGCCGCAGAGCAGATTCCCGAAGAGCGGCGTGCCCCTCTCGATGACATCCTCCGAGGGATGGCAGATCAGGGTGTCTGGGACACGATCACGAACGACGCCGCCCGCAATGAGGAGTTCACGCAGATCCTCAACCAAGCGACGACCGGTCTCGACCCGACGATCGTCTCGAACTACTTCAAGGAGCAGTACGGCACTCTGCAGGGTGCCATGCCGTTCGAACAATTCTCGCAGTACTGGCTGAAAGGCTAAGAACATGGGCTACATGGGAGTCGCGATTCCTGACGGCGGTGTGGGCATGTCCCAGGCCGAGCGCATCCGCTTCATCAACCAGGCAAAGGCTCGCCAGGCGGCACTGAACGCGCCGCCTGCACCGCCGCCGTTGGTCAATCCGGGTGGCGGACTCAACGCTCCGCCGCGGGTCCGAAGCGTCCCTCAGCAGACCGGTCCGTCCGCAGCAGACATCGCCGCCGCGAATGCTGCTGCTGAGACTGCCAAGGCCAAGAAGGCTGGCAAGGACCAGACGGCCAAGGAGAACGCCGCGACGCAGTCGATCATCGACACCCTGCTCAAGACCCTCGGCGGGTACGCACAGGGCCGCGACACGGCCAACGCCAACGCTCAGACCACGCTGGACACGACGCTCGAAGGCATCCTCGCCAACTACCAGGCGGCTCTCACCGACTACGAGGCGTCGGCGGCGACCAACACGCAGGACGAGAGCAGCAAGAGCGCGGCCAACGTCGTGAACCGTGCCCGTGAGCGCATGGGCAACCTTGCCCAGGTGCTCAGCCAGGGCGGCGGCGAGACCGACGCTCTGCGCGCTCTGCTCACCGTGTTCCAGAACTACGACGCGAATCAGCTGGACGTGACGCGCTCGTTCTTCGACACAGAGCGTGGCATCAACAGCCAGATCGCTGGTGCCAACAGCCAGGCGGCGACCAACCGTCAGTCGGCCTGGCAGCAGTACCAGGAGGCACGAGGCCAGGCGGAGAACGACTACCGGAAGAACTACATGGACGTGTGGACGAACGCTCAGCGAACGGGCGCTCAGAACACGAACGTCGAGAGCGACTACTCGACGGGCTTCACTGCCAACTACGGCGGCAAGAACCCCGAAGAGGAAGCCGCACGCTACGCGGGCCAGCAGTACACGCAGGAGGACAAGGACGAGAAGTGGTACCGCGAGTTCGAAGGCAAGAAGGAGGGTAAGACCTCCACCGTCACGTCGACGAACCGAGCGGGCTCCGCGACCATCAAGGCCCCCAAGGCAGCTGAGGGCGCGACGCTGAGGAACAAGAGCTAATGGCCAACTCCGAACTCGCCACCACGCTCGATGACGCTGTCGCCGAGGTCCTCGGCTCGCTCACCGGCCTGGACCTGTCCTGGGTGCCGGAGCTCGACAAGTACCAAGCGGTGACTCGCGCTCTGAACAAGGCTCTCCGCCTCAATGCCACCGAGCTCAACTGGTCGTTCTATGCATCGGTCGAAGACGTGGGTCCTGCGCGTGCGGGCGAGCGCCTGGTCGTGCTCCGCAACTCTGTCCGGCCCCGTATCATCAAGGACGACGCTGTGCGCCTGGTGAACACTGAGGGCCGTGCTCTGGTGTGGGCGTACTTCCTGCCGCGCGACTCGCTCCACAAGTACCCCGTTCAGCAGGGCCTGTGGTGCTCGGTGACCGGGCAGAACCTGGAGTTCTCGCGACCGTTTCACAACGGCGAAGAGGGGCTCAACATCCAGATTCCCGTCATGCGGGAGCCGACCATGTTCCGTCTGCCGAAGCAGCCCGAAGACGTGAACGAGCCGCTGGTCGAGGTTCCTGCCGACGTGCGCGAGCAGCTGGTCGACTTCAACTACCCCGACCTGATCATCGCCCGTGCCTCGTACCTGTACGCGCAGACGAACCCGCTGTGGCAGCCTCGCGTGCAGACGCTGGAGGCCAACTACAAGGACCTGTTCTACTCTCTCAAGGAGCGGGACGAGGCGAACACCGACACGCCGTACCAGAACGAGTGGAACATCGGCATCGAGTCAGATATCACGTCCACCCAGATGTACACCGGTCGGCCCATGGCTGATCCCTTCCAGACACGAATGTTCTAATGGCTAAGCAGACCATCCAGGCACCGATCGACAAGCCGCTCGCGCGGTCTTACCTTCGCGAGTTCTCTGGCTGGTCTACGGCGTACCCGCCAGGCATGAGCGACCCGACCTCACTGCGGACGATGGAGAACATCTACGTCACGCGTGAGGGCGCAGCACGCATTCGTCCTGGCACCCGCTCAGTCTTCACTGCCAACTGGTGGCTGGGTAACACCGGTGAGAACATCGTCGGGTCGTTCGAACACTTCGTCTATGACGCTACTGGACGTGTCGCTCTGCTGTTCGCCGTGCGTGGGACCAGCGGCACCGTCTCGTTCCGAGTGGTCGTGTACAACGAAGCGACCAACCGTTACGACGACCAGCCGGGTGTCTTCAACCCGATGACCTTCGGTGCAGACACAACCTTCGTCAAGTACCTCCAGATCGACAACAAGATTCTCGCGCTGTCCGACGACCCCGACGAGGGCGCGATCCTGTTCTTCGTGGGCGAGACGAAGAGCGCGAAGAAGGTCAGCGTCAGCGGGCTCACGCACACGATCGGCGTGCAGAATCCTACGGTTGTTCACCCGGACGCGGCCTGGATCAACACTGCAACGAAGATCACTCGCCCTGCGGGAGAGACTCCCACAACAGGCGTAAACGGAACGCTGATCAGCAGCACTGCGGCAGACAACACTCACTCCTTCGGGTTCTTCGTGACCTACGAGACAGAGTTTGGCGAGAGCATGGCGACAGAGGTGATCGTCGTCAAGGCTCAGCGTGGCTGGAGCCAGTGGAAGTTCAACGTGCCGGATGCGTCCGGCAACTCGACGACGACCATCGCCACTGACCCCGAGCGCGCGATGGACCAGCTAGTCATCCTTCTGAACACGTCGCGCTATGCTGCTCTCAAGGCAGTCGGCATGATCAAGTGGAACGCGTACATGTTCGCGTGGAACGACACGTCGCCCGTGCCGTCTGTCGCAACGCTCGTTGCAACTCGTGACATCACGACTGCTGGAACAGAAGCCACAGAGAGCTGGGCCATCTGTACTGCTGCTCCGCCGTCCGAGTCGTACATCGTCCCGACGCCGAATGACGACAACAGGGCCAACTACTCTGGTGCACCGCGCAACCGTAACGGTATCGCGGCTGGCGACCGGCTCATCCTCGTCAACGACGGAGAGAACCAGGCGCGCATCAACTGGTCCTCGAACATTCCTGGCGAGTACACGAACTTCTCACCGTCCAAGGGCGGTGGACGAAAGACTCTGAGCTCGGGCAACCTCCTGGTGCCCATCAACGTCCAGCTGTGGCAGAACCCACAGTCAGTCGATACCCTGTCAATTCTATGTAAGGGGCTCAATGGCCAGCACGCTGCCTACTACATGGCACCCGCTTCTGTCAGCGGTCAAAGCGACTCGACCGTCATCATGGGTTTCGAAGAGACGACGGCGACCCCAGGCACGGTCTCGCCGTACGGCGTAGAGGTTCTCAATAACGCCCTTTACCACCCGCTCGGCGCTGAGCTCATGAAGAGCACTGCTCAGAACTACAACATCAGCCATAAGACGATGACGACAGACATCGCCAACAAGTGGCAGGCTCTCGCGCTCAAGGACAACATCATCTCGTCGCAGTTCGATGGGCGGCTATACTACATCGTGAACAACCCTGACGGTGAGCCGCTCGAAGACGACTGTATGGGCAACGAGGTCTGGGTGCTGGACGTAGCAGGCGACGCTCCCGTGTGGAGTCGCTGGCTGGTGCAGGGCATCTCTCTCAAGAAGCTGCAGATCGGTGACAAGCTCTATATGGCGATCATCCGCCCTGACGCGATCTTCATCTTCGATGAGATGAGCTACCAGGATGAGTACGCCGTCGGTGCAGGCACTGAGCGGAAGAACATCTCGTGGAAGCTGGAGACCAACACCCTCGGAGCCAACCGTCAGCACGACATGTATGCTCTGCTCTATCAGGCAAACGTCCATGTTGGCGACTTCATCGGGAGCATGGAGTGGGGCATCAAGGGCGTCGATGTCAATGGCATGACCGTTGACCTCCACAAGCGTACACACGCGCAGCAGGATGACACGGGTATCGTTCTGACGAACGGTATCGTCAGTGGTGGCGTCGACCTGGGTGATGCGATGGATTACAGGATGGTCCAGCGCGACATGATGGAATGGACGTTCTATGCTCACTCCGTCGAGGATGTCCTGCCTGGCGGCTCTGTTCCCGAGACATGGATGAGCTTCGGTCAGCTCGACTACGTGCAGTTCATGCTCATGCAGCAGTCCGCCAACATCGGTACCGAGCGTGGCTCTGTCGAGTCCTTCGAGTACCGTCGCAACGCGTACCGAGGTATCGAGAGCGGCACTCAGATCACCCGCAATGGCATCCCGATGCCGATGGACATGGCAAGGCCCTAGGAGAATCATGGTCAATGTTCCGTACCCCAGGTACACGACTGAGGCCGATGCCGTCATCGACATCGCCAACAGCCTTCGGCGTATCTCAGAGATCATCGGCTGGAACACCGCCACGACCGGTGTCATCGACAGCCAGCCGACGGCCTTCCGAGAAGTCGCATTCAGGATCGCAGAGTACCTCGCCGCGCTGGAGGAAGGCGTGGCAGAGCCTCCTGCTGCAGTCGGCCCTCCGGGTGAGACCAACGAAATCACCATCGGTGTGGTCGACACGCTTGCTCCCGGCTCTCCTGCTACAGCCTCGCTCACGGGGGTCTCGCCCGCGCAGGTCCTGAACCTCGGCATCCCTGCCGGTGCCAACGGTATCGATGGAATCAACGGCGAGGACGGCGAGGACGGTGCTGGCGGCGGTGGCGATATGTTCAAAGTCACCTACGACCCGACCAATGTCAACGGCAATGCCTTCGACATGGAGAAGATGGTCGAGGGCGCGACCAAGAAGATCCTGACCCCTGCTGAGCGAACCAAGATCGGAACCATTCCGGGCACCGGCTTCGCGACAGTCGCAGAGACCGGCATGGCGACAGACGTCCAGACCGAGAACCTGAGCGGTTACTGGATCGGTGGAACGGTCGAGCATGCTCTGGAGAACATCGGTGACGTGCTCTACGGCGGGACGGCGGGTCCTGTCGCGTTGGCCCCTCTGGCGAGCCCTGCACTCACCGGCAACCCGACTGCTCCGACACCGGCAACTTCCGACAACGACACGAGCATCGCGACCACCGCGTACGTGAAGACGAACCTCGCGAACGCTCTCGCCAGCCCTGCCTTCACCGGCAACCCGACTGCTCCGACGCCCTCCACCTCCGACAACGACACGAGCATCGCGACGACGGCCTACGTCCAGGCCAACCTGGCGAACGTCATTGCCAAGGGCCTCGTCGATGCCAAGGGCGACCTGATCGTCGCTACTGCTGACAACACCCCGGCACGGCTCGCTGTCGGAACCAACGGTTTCGTTCTCACCGCCGACAGCGCAGAGGCGACGGGCCTGAAGTGGGCGGCTGCTGCAGGTGGTGGCGGCAGCATGGACGGGATAATCCCCAAGGTGGGGCAGTACCTCATCCCTGCGATCATCGGCACGAGCTGGTCAACGTCCACAGACGCTCTCCCGTTCGGGACTGCCGCTGCTGCCACGCCGATCATCAACCCCAAGGAATTCACCGCAGATGCGCTCACCTGCAACGTCGTGACCCTTGAAGCCGTCGCTGTCCGAGTGCTTCTCTATTCCTCGGACGCTGATGGACACCCTGCAACTCTCGTTGCGACGGCGACAGGAACGCCGAGCGGAACGGGCGGGCTCCTGGTTACGCTCGCATCGGCAGTCGTTCTCCCTGCAGGAGTGTACTGGGCTATCGTTCGCAGCGACGGCGGTAGCACTCTTCGCTTCTCTGCAGGTGGTGGCGGGCTCATCAACTCTCTCATGAGCACCGTGTCTACGAGCGTTGGGACCCCGTCACGAAACACCCTGCCTGCACTTACTGTCGGTGGGACGTTCGCGTCACCGAACACGACGCCGACAGTCACTTCCATCAGTGCTGTCACCGCCAACGACGCACCCTACGTCGGCATCCGGAGGTCCGCATGAGCATTCAGATTTTCCACCCCAACGGTCAGCTCGCGAAGTACTGGAACGACGTAGCAAGTAGCTACACAGAGTACAACACGAGCGGCGTGCAGACCAGCACTCGCCCGTATACCTCTGAGGAGACCGCTCGCGCCGTCGCAGAGGCTGCTCTGAGAACAGAGACTGTCAACAAGGGCGCGATCGAGGCGAACATCATCCAGGACCTCGCGGCCATGCAGACGATCATCGACACGAGTAATAGCGTGCTCAATGACACACCTGCGAGCGCGATCAAGGACGTCGCCCGTGCGATCCGTCGCCTCGACAGGATGATGCTCGCCAAGTTCGACGGCACCAACTAGCGGTCGCGGCGGTTCCGGGGTAGAATGGCGTGAGTGGGCCGAAATGGCCCCCATCCGACCTAGGGAGGAACCGTGGCGACCCTGCCGCTGAAGACAAAATTGTATCGTGAGCTCAAGCTCGCGATCGAATCGGGAGCCACCATCCCCGAGTTCGCCGAGAAGGACTATGTGTACTGGAAGGAAGAGGAGCTCCAGGAGCTTCACAACCGGTACCTGAACCCCGACTACGTCGCTGCCCCGCCCGAAGAGCCCGAGGACGACGCCTACGACCTGGACGCCGCCGTCGCTGCGATGACCTACGACGAGTCTGATGTCGCCTTCGCTCTCGAAGCGGCGCCGAAGATCGTTCCGGACGAGGTCGTCGTGACTCAGGACAAGCCGAACGTCAACCCGGCCCTGAACCACGCCGCCTACGAGGCGGCGCAGGCATCCAAGCCTCAGAACGAGAAGCAGACGTACACCGATTGGGTCAGCGAGGTCGTCAGCGACCCGGCAGTGCAGGCCGCGATGGCCGCATACGCTCAGCAGACTGCGGCCCCCGCCACCGCTCCGGACGCCGCTGGCCTGCCGGATGGCCTGGGGATGGGTGACCCCTCCCAGGCCCAGAGCGGGGCACCTGTGGGTAAGCAGTACGCAGTCCCGCGCGAGCAGTGGTCGCAGGTCCCGCCTCGTGAGCTCGCTCGCCTGCTCAAGGTGCCGTTCAGTGACAAGGCCGCAGACCGTGCCGGACTCACGTTCAACACGCACGGTCCTGACGACATCCTCCGGATCGACTCCCGTGGCATGGTCTGGTTCAAGGACGAGGTCCCGAAGCCCGCGATCCCGAAGCGTCGCATGCGTCGCAAGGTCAAGACCATTGTCGGCGAGATCGAGCAGGTTCAGACCTACCGCCCCGACGGCGGACTCGACGAGACGTTCGAGGTCGATGGCGGTGAGAAGCACGAGATCGAGATCAAGATCAGCATGCCTGCCTCGCAGGTCGGCATCTACCTCGACCCGCGCATGCCGTTCAAGATCCATCAGTACAACGGTCGTCGGGCCTTCGACTACGACGAGGTCATGCGCTACTACGGTGGCAGCGAGCTCGTCCCGTCGTCGATCAAGACGATCTACATCGACATCGATCTCTGCTTCGAGATCAAGTCCGTGCGCGACACCATCGAGCGCGCATACCGTGAAGAAGTGCTTGGAAGGAGCATTCTGCGATGACCGAATCCACTGCAACCGAAGAGGCACTGGTTGCCGACCCCGCTCTGGAGGTCGACGAGCAGCTGCCGTTCGACCCGTCCGCGCTCCCCGAAGAGCTGCTCAACAACGAGCTGTTCATGGAGGCGGCAAAGCGTGCTCACACCGGCCAGTACCAGCACACGTTCTTCGAGGTCTTCGAAGATCAGCTGGAAGGCTCGGTCGCCGCGACCGAAGCCGAGCTGACCGTCGAGGTCGCCGACAGCATCCTCAAGGCCTGGCCGTGGCTTCGCTACGTGGACCTGGAACTGTACCTCGTGTACAGGTCCAGGATGCTCCGCGAGCTGCTCTCGGCCCTGGTCGAGAGCTACCCGCTCGATCGTGAGGTGCTGTTCGCGCAGAACGCCGACGACTGGAAGCTGCACCGTGAGGCCTACATGGAGCTCATGGTCCGCTGGACAGCCATCAACAACAAGTGGACCAAGGAGTACCAGGGTCTGCGGCTCGGCGACCGCAAGAAGGCCATCCTCCACTGCGTGATCGCCGACCTCACGTACATCACGCTCGGCCCCGACGGCATGGTCGAGAAGTTCAAGTACATCGCGTACTTCGATCACCCGGACTGGGCGATCACGAAGGAAGAGTCGGACAAGATGCAGGCGCGCATCAAGGAGCTGAGTGATGAGTGATGGAAACACCAACATCGACCCCGCCGTGGGTGGTGAAGCTCCCGAAGGCACAGCATCCCTTGCGAACCCCTTCAGTGGTTATGCGATGGATGCAGACTTTGCGTCGGTCTGGAACGAAGTCTACGCTGAAGAAGACCCGGAAGCTGCAGGAGCAGAACCTGGCTCGACAGAGGCTGGTTCAGCAGGAGACTCGGCACCTGCTCCTGGTGGAGAAGGAGCTGGAGCAGCAGGTTCGGATGCTGGAGCACAGGCTGGAGGAGCTCAGCCCGAGGCCGGAGCCGGAGCCCCTGGACCAGCAGGACCTGACGTATCACCTCAAGCCGGATCTACTCAAGCTGGACAGGCTGGACAATCCGGCACTGCCGCTGATGGCGTGGCTGGAGCAGCAGGAACGCTCGACGCCCTCGTCGTCATCCCCCAGCTCGCAGTAGCATCTGAGCAGATCAACTCCCGCATGGAGCAGACGTTCCAGGCGGCGGCGATGGATGAGATCAGGAGTAAGGCCGACCCGAAGTACTTCGAGGCGTTGGCCATGCACCCGTTCAGGCTTGTGGGTCGGACGGTCCCGTCCATGGTGGAGGGCCAGCCCGACATCAAGCTGCGTGACACGCAGGAGGCGCGTGACTGGCAGGAAGCCACTGCTCAGCTGTTCAAGGAAGAGGCAGACGCCCTCGTCCGCGAGAAGCAGCAGGAGCTCCAGCCCATCATGGGAGTTCTCCAGGACAGCTTCATGCTGTTCCAGAACAACCCCGACCTGTTCCCGCGTACCACGCAGTACGACAAGGAGCTCGCCGACCGCGTGATGGAGATCGGGAAGTCCTACGAGTACCGCGTCGGCGGCAAGCTCATCGGCTACCACACCAACATGCAGCCGATCATCAACTCGATTCGTGCCGACTTGGCGAAGAGTCGTGGAGTCTCGGGCGAACGGTCCGCTCAGGCTCGGAGTGAACAGCAGCGACAGCAGGCGGCCGGACAGGCTCGAACCACGGACGGACAGTTCGCTGTCGATGGTCCGCAGGCGGGTATCACCAGCAAGGCTGGTCTGAGCGGCGATGAGGGCGAGGACTACTCCCCGTTCATCTCGGCGCTAGGACTGCCGTCGAACCTGTTCATCTAGACCGGACGGGTAGCAGGTCCCTCCCCAGTAAGCCTGCTACCCGTCCCCTATCAAGGAGAAGCAAGTGAACGCAGCAAAGCCCAAGGAGACGGAGAAGGCTCCCGAGCCCGAGGTCGTGGAGGACGAGCCCCAGGAGGGTGAGGACACCACGCTCGAAGCTCGCTTCGACACTCTCTACACGGAGATCGACGGCACCACGGAGTCGAGCGTCAGCAAGACGCTCATCCTCCGCCAGCTGGCCGAGCTCAAGTCGCAGGCGCTCGGTCTCCGCAAGGTCTGATCGCCATGACGAAGAAGTACGATGGGCGGAAGGTCTTCCTCTGGGGGGTTCTTCCGCTCATCGTGCTCTTCGTCCTTACCCCATACCTGGTAGTTATCTATGGCTGAGAAGTTCCCGCTGTTCTATAAGCCCCGCCCGTACCAGGCGGAGCTCCACAAGATGTGGCAGACCAAGCGCTATGGTGTTGCTGTCATGTCACGACAGTCCGGCAAAGACACGTCCATGTCAATGGAGACAGTGAACGCACGTCTTGCATTCCCCAAGACCACCGGCGTGTATGTCGGTACCGATGCTCCCTCGATCCGAAACATCCTCTACGACAAGTCGTACTGGGATGATGAGCGTCAGCTGCAGGTTCGCATGCTGCAGGATAACGTGCCCACCAGTCTTGTGGACTGGAAGGACACGGTCATGGAGGGTCGCTTCAAGAACAAGTCGATCCTCAAGATCGCCGGATACTTCCAGACAGGCAAGGGCCAGAACGGTGTTGGTACGTCGTTCGACGACTACTCGTTCACCGAGCTCAGCCTGTTCCACAAGGAAGACCCGATCCCTCGTCTCCAACCCATCATCGACTCAGAGAACGGTCACAAGCGTCTGATGATCGCGGCCACCCCTCGTGGCAAGCGGCAGAACGCCTTGTGGCAGTTGATGGAGTCGATCAAGAGCCGTCCCGACGCCCAGATCATCATCCGCGGTATCGATGATCTGAACAACATCATGCGGATGCACGGGCTCCCGGTCCTGCTCCGGCCAGATCAGTTGGAACAGATCGAAGACACGTACCTGCGGCGCTTCGGCAATGCTCGTATGTTCGCCCAGGAGTACCACGTCTCGTTCGAAGAGATGGACGCGGCGGCGGTCTATGGTGAGGCGCTCATGCGGCTCAAGGCTGATCACCGTCACGATGAGTTCTCCTGGGACCGGAGCAAGCCCATCTACGTTGCCTTCGACATCGGTTCGGCAGGCAAGCACTCGGACGCTACTGCCTGGATCGCGTTCCAGTGGTACAACGAGAAGCTGTTCCTCATCGACTGCGGTGAGGGTCACGGCAAGGCTCTGCCGGAATATGTCGACGTACTGGCTCAACGACCCTGGTTCAACCAGCTGCAGCAGATCATCCTGCCCTGGGATGGCGACCACCACGTAGCGGCTGTCACCACGACCCCTGCTGACATGATGCGTCAGCGGTTCCCCAACGTGGCGGTGCTGGCGAAGGGTACGAACACCTGGACGGTGCGCGGCCTGCCGAACACCGACAGCGCTGACGTCATCACGATGGTCCAGCAGGTCCGTCTGACTCTGTATAAGACCTACATCAACGGTCTGCGTCACAACGAGCATAAGTCCACCACGCGGCCCAACTGTGACCGTGTGCTGGACTGCATGGAGAACTACAAGTACTCGTACAGCGAGTCCACGGGTGAGTACTCCCCGTACCCTGTGCACAACAAGTACTCGCACATGATGGACGCACTGCGATACGTGGTTCAGGCTACGAAGGAGCTCAACTTCTTCGGCACGCTCGCGAACACCAACCAGTCGTCGTCCTCCCATTCCTACGAAGAGAGCTACGAGGGGGCGTACTGATGGCTAAGCTTTCAAAGCACAAGAGCGTTCGACAGGCCCTGCAGTACGTGGAGAGCGAGCCTGAGTGGCCCGACACGCCACGGCTCGACATGCCTGTCTGGGAGATCGTGGCTCGGAACCTGTTCGACCACGCCAACAACCCTGACAAGAGTCGCACGTCCATGAACAGGGCGGTGCGAGCTCAGAAGATCATCCTCGACCGACTGACAGGTACGCGTCGGACAGGCACGAACCCCGCTGTGCGCAATGCTCAGCAGGTTCACCTGGCTGACCTGACAGCAGGCATCGAGCCCGTCCGCGACCCTGAGCAGGTTATCTGATGAGTACTGAGCTGGTCCACGTTCGGAAGCTCCGCTCGGACATTCCCGAAGAGCACACGGGCTCTGACGACGAGAGGTTCGAGTGGCTGTGGATGCAGCGGCTCGCGACCGTCGGCAGCATCTACCTGCGCGCAAAGAACCCAAGAGACCGCATGGCCGCAAAGGTCGTGCTGGACTCTACGATGTCAGCGAACCTTCCCTCGATCGAGCTTCTGCTTCGACGCCTAGAAGGTGGAGCAGTAGCTGATCAGACACTGGTGGAAGAGGAGTCTCTGCCGATCTGACGGCCGGTGGAACCGGGCGTGTGTCAAGCCTGACTTGCTTGATAGCCTTAGATACTGCCCCTTGACAGCTACCGCACTTGCAGGCTAGTGGGTGCCAGTACGCCTCATCGAGAGCGTACGTCATCGGCATCTTGCGATCAGCAACAGGGATGACGACGATCGGGTTCTTCTCGTTCTCGATCCGCCAGACCCTCTGCTGCTCGGTGGCCCGCCAGCGTGCGTAGCCTGGGTCAGTCTTCTTCATCTTGGTCGAGCACTCCTGCGTCGTACTCCGGCCACAGGGTCAGGCACGCAGGCTTGCGCCGCTCTACCCTGAATCCCTTGTTCACGGTGTAGGCCTTCCCCACAGGCCGACCCAAGATGGTGGTCTTCTTCGGTGTCCCGAAGTACTCTTTGAGGATTGCATTGATGTGCCTCAAATGCATATTGGCGCTGCCATTTGCAGCGCCTCCTCTCCAGTTCTCTTTATCTACCCCTTCGGCCTCGACGATCTCCTTGATCGTCTGGCCGGTTGCCCACTCAAAAATCATGGGCGCGTTGATCTTGTGACCACGATAGCGAGTGCCAGGACGCAGGGAGCGGATGAACAACCGCACCTGCCTCTCCCACTCTACCCGAGCAGGGTTCTCCTCGACGACGAAGTCCGACCTCGTCAACGGGAGTCGTCCCCTACTGCTCTTGGGTAGGATCAGTGACGTGACGAGGTCTGCCGTCTCTGCCTCGCCTGCTGTGCTGGGAAAAAGAATGGCGGGGTCGAACTCCTTAGCGAGAGCTCGCTCCAACTCGGCCATTTCCCTATCTGCCTCACTCATGGTTTCCTTCCGACACATGGGCTCACGGCCCATTATACCGTTAAAAACGAAAGGAGGGGTGGCCGTAGCCACCCCTCCGTGCTTGACTCAGCCGTACTTGAAGATGTTCTCGATGATCGAGTGGATCTCGCTTATCGAGAGCCCGAGCTCTTCTCCTCGCTCGGTGACACGTATCTCCCAATCAGGATAAGACGTTGCATACATCTGCGTCCCGATTGCGTAGAGACGTTGATTGCGTGTCCCGACCTTAGCCGGTTGAGCAAGCTGAGTTGCCAGTCTGTCATGGATGATGACAAGCTCATCCTCGTCCAGTCCTTCGGTTCCATGCCTGGTCACCTTCGCGTTGTGTCTGATCTGCTTGGCACGAGTCAGCAGGTCGTAGAACGTCATCGGCAGCTCAGCGATCGGCTTGCCGTTCCACTTCTGGTTGTCGTGGTGGTACACGACTCCCGTACCTCTGATGTCGACACCGGGGATGATCCCGTTGTGATCTTCCAGGTCATCGAACCCTCTCAGCGCATTCCATGTCGCCATCGGGATGCGGTAGAACAGGTGGTACCCGTTCCCTCCCTTGCTCCGCTCTGCCAGGGTCTCCGGCAGGCGAAGGAGCTGCGCCGTCTGAAGTCCGCCGTTCTTGCCGTCGATGTCGATGCACACGAACGGGATGCTCCGCATCACGAACGCGAACGGCTGACGGAACTTCGTGAAGGCGTCTACCGAGCGCTTGACGGCGAACCGTCCTGCTTCTCGGTTGGTGACGAAGTCCTTGGCTCCCCATCCGCTCTCGGTCTTTCCGGAGGGTCCCACTCGAACCAGGGACAGGGTTCCGTACTCCGCGAACTCTGCAGGAATAGGTTCCGGATCTGTGTACTGTTCATTGTTCTCGAACCATTGCATGCTTAGCCTTCCGCTACCTGTTGATCCTCTTCGTCGCTCTTCTGGAACATGCCCAGTGCGTGCAACGTCGTAGGCTTGATCTCTGTGATCAGTCGTCGTGTGGCAGGCTTGCCACCCTCACGACGCGTGACGCGCTTGATTACGAAGTGCTCTCCCAGCATGTCCCACACATCGTTCGCAGTACGCTCTCCATATCCCTGGTTGTGGAGCCAGGGCTGGAGAATGTCTGCGAGCTTGTCAGCACGGTACTCTCCCGTGCCGAGCTCCTTGAGGATGCTACCATCCTTACGGATGATGTCCTCCAGGAACGCCAGCACAGGGCTGGTGTCCACGATGTGCGAGACCTGCAGGTTCTTGCTCTCCTCTGACGGTGCCAGCCTGGAGCTGAGTTCGTCTTCGGGTACCCAGTGCTCCCACAGGAGTGTGAGCAGGGCGTCCATCATCTTCTCGCTCTGCATGTAGGCGAGGAAGTTCAGGTCGTCCGGGTACTCATTCGGGAAGTTGAAGCGCACGAGACGCTTCTGGAGAGCAGCGCTCTTGTCTCGCGCCTTCGGCTCCTTGTTGAGAGCCTCGATGAAGAGCGCGTTTGTCTGTACCTCGAAGGGTTCGTTCTCGAACTTGAGTTCGATGATCAGAGGCTCACCTGCCACGATCGTCTTCTCCGGTCCCGATTCCGGAATATAGGCCTGCGGCCCATCGAAGACGATGTTGGCGAGCTTGTTGTTCAGCGTGTTCAGGATAGGCCGTTGTGCGGCCATTGCCTGACGCTGAACGCCACTGATGTTGCTCTTGCCCAGAAGCTTCTTGAGCATCTTGAGCAGAGTACCCTTACCGTTACGGCCTTCGCCGAGCAGGATGATGTACTTGACGGCTGACCACCCAGGCTGCAGCGCAGTAGCCAGGTGGTACAGGAGGCTCCGTGCTTGTGTTTCCCCGTCGAGCCACTCGACGAGGATCTTGAAGAGTTCTTCGACGTACTTGTAGTCAGATGACTCCTTGGGGATGATCGTGTAGGGAATGTAGTTGGCGACGAAGTCACCAACCGTGTGCGGAGTAAACCCCATGTCCGTCAGACGCCCGAGCTGACCGAACGAGTCCTTGACCAGGACGTTCGGCACTGCGTCGTAGACAGGCGTAGCCTGCTGACGGAGCATGTACTTGAAGTTGGCGAACTCCACCGGAGCGCTGAAGAGGATGTCAAGCATCTTCGTCCTCTTGTACAGCGCCTCGTTGTTGAGCTCAGTCCAGATCGTGCGGTCCGGTGCGGGGTTGTCCTCACCGGTCTCGTAATCCACAGGAACATAGATGAGCCCATTGTACAGTCTCATGTCTACGACAGCTGCCATCGCAACTGCGATGGTAACGAGGTCGGCTTTGCCGTAGACCCTAGGCATTGATGCTGGACCTGGTGCTTGTCTGGCCGAGAGCACGTAGCATCCCGACCTTCAGTTCGATCTTGACTCGTTCTACTGCAGACAGGTCTTCATAGACCAGCATGCAGAGATACCTCTCGATCTCCGTTTCCAACATGGCGCCCTCTTTCAGTGCAGTTCCGTATTCTCAATTATCACATGCTTGGCACTAGAAGGTGGCTGTTACGACCAGTCGCGGTCGTGCATCTGCCGCACCTCGTGGGAGGATACGACCGATGAGTTGACGACGTAGCGACGGGTCACCGTCGATGTCGTCGAGGATCAGCATGGACGTACACACCTTGTCGATGCCATCCATACCTGTTGCGATTGCGGTTGTACCGATAAGCCAACCGCCCTGCGCGTTGATGAACTCATTCTTGATCGGGTCCACGTTTGTCTTCGGCGTGTCTCCGTCGATGAGCCACGTGTTCCCCGAGAGAGTCCGCTTCAGCGCCTGTGCCACTGTCTTGTGAGCACAGAACACCATCCACTTCGTTCTGTCAGGGAACCTCGACAGCTCCAGAGAGACCTCATCGAGAATCTCTTCTCGGATCAAGCCCTCTTCGTCAATGAAACGGTGGTTGATGCGCGCGTGACGCTTCTCCATCTCACTGTTCATGATGCGCTTCTTGCGACGGTTGATGTTGTATCGCTCGAAGAGATCATCGTCGAACGCTGGGAGGTACAGGTCCCTCGGCGTCCACGTCGCCGTATCCTCGATGTACGAGACCCACGGCCTGCTCAACAGGAAGTCGATGGCAGAGTCGTAGTTCTTGAACGGCGTGTCCTTGTCCACGTCAGGGACACGTGAGAACCTGTTCATCTGACAGTTGCAGTTATCCCACAACCAGTTGATGTAGTTGCGGCCTGGTGCTTCGTCTCCGATCGCAGTGAGACAGAATACTCTCTCTGCGTCGTTGTAGTTCGGCGTGGCGGAAGCCAGGACGATGTCGCCCTGGAACGTGCGCATCATGCGGTTGAGCTTCTTCCAGCCCGCCGCGCTGTGTCCACCCATTTGGTGGAACTCATCGATGATCCAGGCCACGTCAGACTTGGAGTACTTGGTGTTCTCCATCCGGAACTTCTGAACAGAGTCGATCCTGATGTCCAGGCCCAGCGCCTTGGCGTCAGCGATCCAGTCCCCATGCGTAGCAGGCGGAGCGATGACAACTACACGCTTGTGCCCTCGCGTTGCGATCAGTGCGAGAGCGGTCTTGGTCTTGCCCTTCCCCGTCGGGAAGAAGAGCAGCTGTCGCTTGAGGGATGCGCCCCACTGGAGGTACGCATCCCTCTGCGACGGAGACCAAGCCTCGAACTTCGGATCGGTGGCCCGAAAGATTTTCTCAGCTTCGTCCCACGTGACCATCAGAGACGCTCGTCGTGCTCTCCGGGAACGTCGCGCAGCATGTCGCGCTCGGCGTTCTCGTAGGGGTGACGCGGACCGGGGTCCGGCATGCGACGACGGACGAGCTTGACGTCGGAACGGTCGAGGATCGCCTGACCACGGGCCAGGAACTTCTCGACGATCGCGCCTTCCTCGTCGTTCTGCGTCGGCCCCTTCTCCCGACGGATCTTGATCTCCATGTACTCCTTCGCCGTCGCGGCCTCGACCATGTCAGAGCCGATGACCTCCTTGGCGATCTGGAGGTAGCCCTCGATGTCGTCGTAGTTGTCCTTGTAGTCCGGCATCTTGCCGAGACGGTGCAGCTTGACGAGCATGAAGATCGCGGGCACGTCGACCGGCTGGACCTTGCGGCCCGACAGGTAGGCGTTGATCATCGCCGCCTGCTCCACCTGGTTCTGTACCTTGTCGCCGTAGGCGGCACGCGCATCCAGGATTTCGATCGTTGCTTCCGGGTTCGGAATGTGCTGCATCTTCTCGCTGGGGCTCCACGGGTCCCGCTCGAACGTGGTACGTACCACGTCGGAGCCGTCGCACCAGTAGCGTCGCGGCGGCTCGAACTTGACGTCGACC